AGGTTGGATGCTGCAAAGGTTAAAGCGGATATCGAGTCTACCAGGGTGGAGTCAATACTGAGGACTGACGAGCAAAAGCTCAAGGCGCTTGAGTCGGTCATTGCTAACAACGAGTCGATTATAAAGCGATACGCGATTGTCGAGGAGACAAAGGCGAAAAGCAATGCCGTTGCAGCTGAGATCTTCAACGCCAACGTGACTGCGGCGGCAACGAGGATGGATACTGCTGTGAAAGAACTGGTAGCGAAGACAGATGCGTACACAGGTCACTCTAACGCTGTTGTTGCCGCAGCTAAAGCACAGGGAGATCTTATTGTCGCGGCGAAGAACGTGGCTGTTGAAGCTCTCAGGGGTGCAACCAATGCGTCTTCGCAACTTTCAGCTGGTGCAATGTCGATGCTTCAGACGTCTGCGTCACTTGGATACAGCGCGTCTACAAACGATAGTCAGCAGCTGTCAGAATCACATTCCTCGTCATCTGACCTTACTAAATCAGTACACGAGTATATCCATTACTATAACGAGAATACCTAGGAGGTTTCATGGCACCGAAGTTTACACCTGAACAGTTAAGGAAGATGACCAGACTTGGCGGTGCTGCCTCCATGGCAGCTGTGCTTGGTGGGTCTACTAAGTCTGGTGGTACTACTGGCGTGAATGATCTTACTCCGTCGAGATTCGTGGACGCTGGTGTACAGAGTCCTGTGCAGAGACAGACGCAACAACAAACACAGTCTCCTGCAACCACAGTCTTTAAACAGCCATCCAGCAATGGAAATGCAACTGGTTTCTTTGACAGGGTTCAGAATGCAAACGCTGAATTTGAAAAGCGTTTCAATTCTCCATCAGGTGGCGATCTGATGGAGGTCATTCGTGGGAAGGACAAGACCTACATTGACTTCAAGAAGAGTGACCAAGAATTTGCTTCACCTGCCGAGGCAATACTTGGAATGTCCTTCGACAATGCGTTTAAGGCTAAGGAAAGCGAGAGCAAAGAAGGATATGCACAGAATGCTAAGGCCGGAGCCATTGCACTTCTCGGGGAGAACGCCCGCGAGAACACGCTGACAAACGTGGCATTACAGGAGCTTGAAGGTCGTCGGGGTGTTAAGAAAGAAGAAAAAGAAAAGCTGTCTTACGAAGAAATGATGCAGCTTCTTATGAGCAATAATAAATAGCCTGGAGGCTTAGATGGGACGCTTAACAGATTCACTAATCAATGAAGTCTTCGGAGGTGGAAATAAGTCTCTTGCGACACAAGAGCGCCGCGCCGAAGAGGAGCGTTTCAAATGGCTCAACGATGCGAATAAACTTGACACCCGTGTTGCAGAGTCTTTGCGTGAGCAACTGCACCCGGAGGCGAGGATTAGGAATACCGAGCGCTTCCCGACAAAGACTGATGCGGTGCAAGCTGCGTTTCCGAAAGGCGATCCCAGGGCTAACATGGGGACTGAGCTGAAGCGTGATACGCGGTTGCTGATGCAGAATGGTGCTGACCCGGATGAAGCCTTCATGGTCGCGGAGCAGTTCCATAAATCCAAGCGTGCTGAGGATACCTATAAGTTCATCCGGCGTGAAGATACTGCGCTCCCAATGCTTGGTAAAAAGGTTGGGAGGATGGAAGGGTATGATCAGTGGCTGGAAGGTACCAGAGTTGCGGAAGGTGAAGCTGAGACCTTCGGGTCGAAGGCAGACCTTGTGAATGATGCGCCTGAGAACTTCGCCATTGGTGCTGGGTTCCAAGCTGCAATGATTGGTCTTAGGGCTGCGGCTCCTATTATAGGCAGAACTGCTATGGCTGTCCCGCATCCATTGGCTAAAATAGTAGGTGCAGGTCTTATGGCAGTGCCGACGTTCTGGGCGGCAGAGAAGGCTTCGGAGGCTGTTGCTGGTACTGAGTGGGCTAAGGCACGGCAGACTCCAGGGGAGTTCGATAGGGCTGATGCAGCTGAGCTTGCCGTTAATCTTGGTGGGTTTATTGCAGCGGAAAAGGCTCTGCAGAAAACTGGTGCCTCCGCTGTAAAGCGTGTTGTTACAAAGCTCGCTGAAAACGATGTCAAGAACAGGGCTGTGCTTGAGCAACTCGCAAGGTTTCCATCCGCCAGGAACACCTTGGATGCCATTGCTGAGCAACGGTCGCAGGCAGCACTGGAACGCGAGATCAAGCGTGGAGCTTACGAGACCGAGTTTAACAAACTCGTCGAAGACGAAACGCGTTCGAAGCTCCTTGGGATACTGAAAGGTGCGGAGGGTAAGAGACAGGCTGAGGTAGATGCAGCTACGTCTTTCCTGGAGCCTGAAAGAGTCCTCCCTGTTGCGCGGCCCATTGAGCGTGGAGCTGCGAAGCCAAGGAAGGTAAAGCCTGGTGAGGATATGGCGGGAGCTATTGATGCAAAATTTGAATCAATGGCTGACAAGGATGCCAAGCTCGCCGCGTTTGCGCGCAAGGCGAAGATTGAAGAGATCGAAGATGTTATCGCCAGGGTTGAGAAAGGTGAGGAAGCACTGCAAGCTGCAGAGGCTGCGTCGAAGACTCAAAGAGACATCGACAGGTACTACTCCTCGGTAAGAGGTTCCCAGGCTGAGGCAGTGAGAGAAGCCGGGCAAGAGGTTGGTGCAAGGTTAGTTACGCCGACTGTTAAAGACGTTGCTTCCACGCTGGCAAAGTGGGACAAAGAAGCTGCAGCCTCGGTAGGTAAGACTCCTGTTATACTCAGGAAGAAGACTCCTGGAGGAGAGATAGTTGAGTCTGCGAGGAAGAACCTTGCGACTGAGGAAAAGGCTGCCGCCAGTGTAGCAGAGGCCACGGCGTCTGAACAGGAAAAGATTATAAAGTCAGTCTCATCTACAGCGAGGCAGAGTCTCGGTGAGTCCATTAAGGATGAGCAGACGAGGACGATCTCGAAGGCGATTGAGAATGGGCTCTCACCGGAGAAACAGGTGAAGGATATCCGGGCAGCCTTCAGCCGCGAAAACCCGCCTCCGTTTACACAGGTCTTGGAAGGGAAGCTTGACGTGGAGGATTACGTCAAGATGATGGATGAGACTCCTGGACTTGCTGGGACTGAGTTTGACTTCTTGCGTCTTCATGCAAGGGATGACGTTTCAGGGAAGCTGCAGAAACTCTATAATGAGGTACAGGTTAAGGCGGCTGAGTTCCGAGGTGGTAAAGGCCGGGGTGAGATGAAGGCTGAGCCGAGGGCTCCGAAGGTTCAGGATGCTGGGGCTGATACCGTTGACATGGAGTTGCTTGGTCGAGCTGAAAAAGGTCCTGGTGTAGGGAAAAAGTTGGCTGTTGCAGGCGTCGCTACTGGTATCAGTGCGTTGTTGTCAGTCGTTGGACCAAACGACTCAGACGCGGCGATTATCCCACCTGAGTTTCTTGGTAAAGTCTCGAAGGGTGTTGTCGAGATGACGAAGGCTGCTGGAAAAGGGAGCCGGGAAGGTTTGCTTAAGGAGTGGGAAAAGGCTGGATGGACTCCTCCGAAGGTGAATCCGAAGGAACCCTTCAAAGTTCAGGGCTTCATGCAGACTCCGAAGATGGCTCCAGCCGCGGAGAATATTAAGAGAAAGACGTGGCTCCCAGTTGCTATGGATAGATGGCTGAGTCCACATACCAGAGCGGAAATGTACTACGACAAGTTTACGAACCCACTTGTGGAGCTGCACGCTAAGACAGTTGCGGCGATAAATAACACTGACCATAGCATGGAGGTTCTTGGTAACATTCTTCGAGAAGTGCCGGAGGTTCTTGGAAACAAGAAGGCCTTTACCACTATTAAGACCACCATGAAAGAACTCGACTCTACCTACGCTAACATCGTGGATGAGAGGGGGTTTAGGACGGCTAAGAAGAATCTCCTCGAGCGTGATATTGCGAGGGTTAAGAGTCGCCTTGAAAAGGGCAAGGGTGTGAAGGAAGATCTTCAAGCTGAGATTGCTGTGTATGAGTCGCAGTTGAGAGAACACGCCGAGGCTCTTCCTGGGTTGGAAAAGCAATTCGGAGAATACAAGGTCAAGTGGCAGACGAAGGTTAGAAGTCTCGCCGCAGAGTTTCCGACTACTCGGATAGCACTGGCTGTGGAAGATACTGCTGACTTTGCTGCGTATCCGTGGCTGAAGGGGATGATGTCGAGGCAGGAGCTTGCGGCGACTGCGAGAATCAAAGACATGATGAAGGACTACGGTGCGGAGTTGACTAAGGTCGGAGAGAAGGTTATTACCGAAAAGCCTTACATCCACCACGCTGTGCACCCTGAAAGAGACTTTAGGGAGACGAAGAAGTTCTTTGAAAAGCTTGCAGGTGGGAATGCAGATGAGGCCCTTCGTCTTGCAAAGCTCCATCATAGGACTGAGGGATCGCTGCAGATGATGCCGGATACGGAGTACATTATGTCTCGGTATCTGCCTGATGTGAATAAGAGACTTCAGTATATTCAATTCTGGGATAAGAAGAATCCCACAGGCTGGGCGAAGCATAGTAACTCCGCGACGATCAGGAATAGTCCTGCGCTGTCACAGTTCTGGCGGGATGTGAAAGCGTCCTTTGACCCGCATGAAGGTGGGACACTGGATGAATGGGCCAGGAGATACCACGGGCTGGAAGTCGCAAGGCTTCTCTGGATGAGTCCGTCTGTTGCATTTAAGCACATGATGAAGGTGACAGCGACGATGTCCTCGATTGACTTCCCTGTGACGCAGGCCGCATTGCCGAGGAGTAGTAAAGCACCGCTGAGGCTGATTGCTAGAGATTATCTTAAAAAATCTGGACTGAAAGTAAACCCGTCTTTTGAAGACGAAATCGTGGATGGGTTTATTAAGCAGAATCATTTCCTGGAAAACATCTCTGGGTTTGAAGCGTCTAACCTTCCGTCCAAGTGGATTGATGATGCTGTGGAAACCTGGAACAAACACGGGTCTCTGCCGGTTCGACTTGTTGAGAACTTTGACAGAGCACACACATTCTTGTCCTCCGTTGAGATGGCCGCAAGGAAAGGGATGACACCGGACCAGGCATTGTTTGCGACGACTAAGATGATTCTCCAAGACAACTTTATCGGCGGGATGCAGAATCCGAGTTGGCTGAAAAGCCCGAAGGCCAGGGCGTTCTTGATGTTCCAGGGGACACCGTTCAAGATCTTTGAAAGAAGATTGATGCTGGCGATGCAGAGCGGGAAGGCGTTGACCAAGGCGACACAAGAGGCAATGGACCTTGCTAAGAACATCCGCCAGTATGTGAAAGAAGGGGAGCTGGAATTCAAGGCAAGCCTTGTTATGGATGCACTGAAGAGTGAGTCAAATGTCTTCGGTGTGCCGACGACTAAGGTGTTGATGAAAGAGATACTTCTTGTCGGGGCACTGGTTGGAGGAGGGCATGCTTTCTTGGATTCAGACTTTGCACCGTTGGCCTTGCATCAACCATTTGTAGAGAGTGGTGGGGACCAACCTGGGATTAGGTTGAACCCACTGGCTAGTGCGTCGTGGCGAGCCTGGAACCAACGGCAGGAAGGAGATGAAGACTGGTTGTTCTCGAAGATTGTGCAGAACTACATCGGTGGGACTGGAGCTGCGCCAGCCCTCTTTAGGAAGATGTCGAGGTTGAGTAAAGGTGACATCCCTGAAATGTATCTTGATGCAAGGTATCCTGAACTTAACTACATCTTTGCGGTACCTGCGGAAGGTGCTGGGCATTAAGTCATTGTGACAAAATTTGAACCAATTACTGGGGAGGTTACGAGGTGACAGAACAACCACAAGCGCATGATGATTTCTGTCCGGAGCACTCAGCACAAAGGGTTTTACTGAAGGCGTTACTTGGACTTGTTGGAACGGCTGTTGTCTTGTTACTCTTTCAGATTGGTCTTACACTTAAGATGAATGATAGTCTTAAATCTGACTTGGCACTTCTAAGGGAGCGGATTGCTGTACTGGAGTACCGCGTGAACGAGGTAGTGCAATCTAGGAGGGTTCATGGAGGATGACAAGAGAAAAAAGTGCTGTGGGAGATGCGTGCGCTCCCAGGTGGCTTCTGTCACGCAAGCGGAAGTAAAGCAGGATACTGCTGCGGGAAAGGATCACTCGAAAGGTGTGTTAGACTCGACTGCCCAGGAGTAATAAATGATAATAAGACACTACAGGGAAGTAGTCTGGGATAGTAAAAGATGGGAAAACTTTTCTCCGCATGAGCTTGCGTGTAAGCATTGTGGTGAGTTTTACTATGATGAAGTGTCATTTGATCAGTTACAACTGGCGAGGATGATACTGGATGAACCTGTGGTGATTTACTCTGGTCATAGATGTGCGCTGCATAATGCAAGGGTTGGTGGTGCGCCGCTGTCGATGCATAAGAAGATCGCATTCGATGTGGCCTTAAAAGGACACAGCCTTGTAGAAATGCTGCTTGCGTTTAAGCAAGCTGGGTTTTCTGGCTTCGGGTATTACGACACTTTCCTGCATGTGGATCTTGGAATACCGAGACGGTGGTGGTCTAAGAAAGGAGAAAAAGTATGGGATGGGCTGATATTCTGAGTACTATTCTTGGCACTGGTGCGGCCGCCGCTGGTGGTGGAGTGTTCGGTCTTCTTGGGAGTGCGATTGCTGCCTGGATGAAGATGAGGCAGTCAAAGCAGGAGCATGAGTTCGAGAAGGATCGTTGGGCGTATGAGACGGAGTTGCAGAGACTGCAAATGCAGGCGAAACAAGAGGAGAATGAGCAGGCTATTGCGTTGTCCTCGAGTGTCGGAAGCTGGGATGCATTAAATGTCTCGGTGGGCAACGAGAGGAAAGCCGGGGAGAGTTACAAGTGGGTTAATGCAGTGAAGGATTTGTTCAGGCCTGTGTTGACCGCTGGACTCTTTGTTCTGAGCTACGTTATCTTCCTGGATGTCATAAGACGCAATGGCGTGTTGGCTCATGTGCTGTCTCCGGATGAAGCGTTGGAGTTGATTAAGTATATTGTTTACTCAGTTGTATTCTCGGCTACTACATCTGGCGTGTGGTGGTTCGGAGATAGGGCTTTTTCACCACCTGGTATGAAGAACAGATAACACTATTTAAAGGACTTCGTTATGGCTATTGCAAGTGATTGGACATTAGATTACAACGCTAAGACTATCACACATACCAGTGGTACAACTAGGTACACTGTTAATGAATTTTACTCGTGGCTGATGGACCTGTTCGATGATGCTGGTCAGATGGACGATCAGGTGCCGATGAGCGCACAGACACCGACCGAGTACAGCCTGATCAACGGCTGGGCACTAGGGTCGGACAACTGTTTCTCCTACCTCTACGGTGGCTCGGTAGTCGATACCACCAACAATGATGTCTGGGCCGACTTCTACACCATCGGCACTATCGTTGCTGACTCGGTGGTCTACTGGTATCAGAACGGGGCACTGGTGCCCTCCGACCCTGCCTACACCCAGGGACACAGCGACCAGCTCATCAAGGTGGTGGATGGCGGTAGCGCCATCGACAGCCGCAAGGTGACGGCCTACATTCGCAACCTTGGAGACCTCTACGATCATTTCGAGGTGACCGCTCCGGCAACAGGCGGTCGCAACCCGGTCCCTCTGGCCACGGCGGGCGATAGCAACGACGACGAAAGTGGAGCTTCTGTCGCAGGAGTCACCATCGCCTTCGGAACCGCCAGCAAAGACATCGGCGACGGCCAGGGTGCGGTCGACTATGACGTAGTGATCGACGGTGGCGGTAACGCTATCATCGACGTGTACCGCCGTCTCAAGTACCTAACCCGCCGCGAAAACACCAGTGCTATTGATTCCCCCGAAAACACCACCGAGGGCAGATTCTACCAGACTGCCAACGCAGCCTATGCCTTGGTTAAACCTGCGCCGTTCGGCTCGTTTGCCGGTGGCAAGTTCTTCGGTGCCAGAGGCGTCTGGGTCGAGAACATTTCTGACCCCAACAATCGTGAACTGATCGACGCTGCTGGGGATAGTCATACCCCGCCCGTATCTATCACGGTTACAGTGTCCAGCGTGGTGGCCGGTGACCGCGTGCTGGTGGCCAGGGACGACGGAGCCGGTACCATCGACAAAAGCCAGTTCACCATCTCCAGTGTGACCAGTAACACCATCGTAGCAACAACCTCCATTGGCGGTGATATCCCAACTGCCGGCACTATACGCATCGGTGATACCCAGTACACCTATACTGGGGTGTCAGGCAGTACATTCACTGGAGTATCGCCTGATCCCACTGGTTCGACAGGCGGGTTCTTCGTTCCACTGATCGACGCCCTGGCGTCGGGCACTTCGATTGCTTCCCCGGCCATGATCTATTCGGCTGATTTCGATGTCATTGCCAGGGTGCGGAAAAAGGGTATTCTGCCGTTTGAGAATACCGGGACTGTGACCAGCGCCGGGTTAACTATCTCGGCTATCAGGACTACTGACGGGATTGTGAGTTAATTATGGCCACATACTATCTTGATGTGTCAGCATCCAATAACGGGGATGGATTAGCACCTACTCAGGCCGCCTCTGATGGTGCGGAAGGAGCTTTTAATAACTTCGCTACATTGTTTGCGGGTACTCCACGATCGGGTGTTACACTAGCTGCTGGAGATGTAATATGGGTTCGTACCAGCGCCTCAAGTGTAAACCTGTCCTTTGTTATGTCAGCTTCACTAACTAGCTCCAGCGCTGGAACGACAGCATCACCAATTACACTTATGATTGATAATCTTGGTGAGAAGTGGGTTGGAGACAGTGGTGTGTTTACAGTCACAAATCCAACGACCTCAGAGTACACCGTAGATATTTTAGCAGGTTTTTCTGTTATATCTTCAATAGAGAAAGGTATTATTTTTCATACAAATTATCAGACAAATGGGGGAAATGGCTATTTCTTATTTTTAGGTAACGCTTATCACAAGAACATCTGTCATAGAACAGCAGATACTACCAACAACGTCCAGTCGGCATTTAGATTTGCATCTGGTGTCTATGAGAATATATCTATTGACGTTTACGGTATGTATTGTAATGCCCTATATGGCCTAATGACACATACTAGTGGTTCTTATAACAACGCAAAGTTTGTAAATCTTACAATAGATTATACGAACTGTACTATTGCAAGATTGACTGCTCATGTTATCTTTAATATTTCGTCTTACTCAAACGATGTAGAGATATACGGCTTCACTGTTATAGGTGGCCTGGAAACAACATATATTGCTAATTTTGGTAATGGTGGCCGTGCTAAGGTTTTTAATGCTAAGGTTCAGCAGTTCCAGAATGTTATCCCGTACAACTATCTTACTCTTGACGCATCCAACGTAGTTCGTATCCAGGGTTACAACGGTAATGTACTGGATACAATCACAGTAGATATGTATGGTATAACTTCATGGAGAATATCTGGTGTTTATCCAACACTTAATGCAGTCCTTCCAACAGGGGATGGCTGGTCTTACCGGTACGAGCCGAGTGGTGCTGTTGGTCGTGGTATACCTGCCAAGATGGCGACTATTGTAGAATTTTATAAAAGTTCGTCAGCCCAGAGAACTATTACACTTGAGTTCTTGCTGCCCAATGCCTATGGAACTCCAACTGACAAAGACTTTTATATAGTCGTCGGTTATCAGGATGATACTGATATTAGTCGTGTTGAGTCAGGAATGGGACATCAGGAAAGCCCAAATAACCTATCGAGTGGGTCGCCTCTGTGGAATTACACTGTTATTTATACAGAGGCTGCCTACGCAGCATGGAAGATAACACTTCAAACTACCGAAGCAATAAAACAGAATACACCTGTGTATATAGACTTGTTTATGAGGACTCCAAGGATAACATCTTCAGACATGTTGTTCATTGATCCTGCGGTTTTAATAGCTTAAGGGGTTGTTATGAGCGTGCACACATTTCCGGCTTTAGGTCACAGTATAGGTGGGATGGATTCCGCATTCTCTGCACCTGGTATGTATGGAATAGGGACTTATTATAACCAAAGACTTCCGACTGACCCATTCTTCTTTGCTGATGTTATAATCCAGAATATCGTAGCCGGATCACGATATTGGATAGCACAAGCTACTGACTTAACTAATGTACTTGCCGCAGGTACTGCAGGCTCATCTAAGTTTACTGTTCCAAGCATACCTGCCTATGATAATCCAATGCTGCTCGAAATTCGTGTAAGAAAGGCGAGTGAGCCAGTTAAATACCAACCATATGTTACATACGCATATCTTGCTAGAGGTGGGATTACGGTGTATATTGCGCAGGTACAAGATAATGTCGCCTAAACAGCCGGGTTCACAATTCTGGGGCACTGGCCCTGAGCTTAGCGAATTTCGCGAGACTATGGACAGCGTGGAGGCGCAGAAACTGTTTATTGGGTTGTCTCAGCGCATCTACGGTAGCCGATTCGACTACAGCGCCGTGGAGTTCCGCAGCCTTAATCATCCTGTTACGTTGACTGATACGACAACAGGTGAAACGTTTTCAACAACTCCTTACAGGCACTTTGTGACAGAGGACGGGCATGGCTATTGAATTTGACCACTCGACTCAGTTGATAAGTATAACAAGTCCTCAGAATACACTTGACTGCCAGTCGCTGATCAACACCATCCGTGAGGAAGAGGCCAGCGAGCGTGGTATTTTGTATGACCAGATCGCTACAGCCTCTGGCAAAGAAGATCTCGGCAATGGTGTGTTTGCTGGAATGACAGTCAACCTATTGTCTCCATGGCAGATCAAGTTCTGGGCTGGGAACTACATCGCCAAGATTGCTGGTGGAAATCTGGTCGGAGGTATCCTTGGTGACCCAGTGGCCTACAGCGCCGGGGTGCAGGTGCTGCTGATCCAGTCGGCGGCGTCCACCATCGTTGTAACTTCGGATGGGCTCAACTCGGCACAGGCTGCGCTGTTGCAGACCGCAGCTACTGAAGCCAGCAAGAGTCGCAAGATGCAGACCAACAAAGCGGTTATTAGCGGGGATGGTCGGAGCGTGAGTATCTATGATGACGACGGTATGACGTTGCTGGCATCGTTCGATATTACTGCTGATAAGCTGACAAGGACACCGCAATGAGTATATATCCTGACTGGCTTTATACAGCTTCTGGTGATGGTACAGTGCTCCATCCGCCGACTAAAGCTCTTGTTTTTGGTTATATATTTCCTCCAAATGCACCGCAGTCTTTCACATTTCTTGTTGGTAACTCCACTGTATCTCCGTTGTCATTTCAGTATGTCCAACCAATGACTACTGTTAGACCGAAAGGACTTGTGTATGTCTAAGTTTTTGTTCTATGTACCTGAAGCTGGGGACAATCAGCTTACCGCCGTGTACGCAAGATTGTATGAGGCAGCTGATCCACTAGGTGAGTTTACTCAGGTGGGTTTGGATACTGCACTGAGTGGGCTAGAGGTATCTGGGGATTTTTATATCCTGGATGTACCAGAAGTTGATGGGACTAAGTATTATAGACTGACGTTACTGTCGTCGGAACTTGTAGAGAGTCAGCCAGCTTCACTCGGACCTATGGCTGTACCAGGGAAAGTTGTTGTGGAAATCTGGAGCTCCGATGTCCTTGGGGAAGCGGTAGGTGGGCTGAAGTTCTATGCTAAGAGCAATGACAGGGTTGCTAAAGCTGGTATTTTAAGTGTCCTTAAGACAGGAGAGACTGTAACAAACAGTGTTGGGTATGCGTCGTTGGAGTTGTTTGCTGACAGTGGTATTTACACTCTGTTTCTTTCCTGCGGGGATGTGGTGGAGAGGGTCTTTGATACAGCTGGAAAGGCCGGACAGACAGTTAACTTTAACGACCTGTGAGAAAGGAAAGGGTGGGAACTTAATCTCCCACCCTTTTCAGCTTTTGTGTCAAATTTTGAATCTTTTACTGCTACGCATCATTGTTCCAGGTATAAAAGATTCCCTTCGTGCCCTGGAACTGATAGAGCCTCTGCACCCTTCCTGTCTTGATCGCAGTGTTTATCACGTTGTCGAATTTCCCTGCGTCAATGTCCCGCCATACAAGCTGCATAAGCTTCTTCTCTGAGATAACTCCGCGGTCCTTAATAATCTCCGATACAACATCCACATCCGCTGTGATCTCACTCCTACCAACTGCTCGGAATGTTCGAGACATGTAATGTTCTATGCTCTCTATTTCCGAGATGGCACGTTCAATATGTTTCGGCTGGATTAAAAGGTCGTCACTCTGAGATGCGGCTAGTACCTGTGTCATCTTCAAGATATACATTGGCTTACGACTGTACCATCCGTCGAAGCTTTTGTCAAGGCAGACGCGGGAAGAACTTGCCTCGTCGTAGCTCATGTACCAGGAACACCAGAACTCTTCAGCCTCTTTGCTGAACTGGTAGATGCCTGCTATCTTGGATATCTTGAACAGGTCCCTTTGGATGGACTCACCCAGGGTCTTTACTGACTCCGAGATCGTTGGTATCGGGATCTTCTTTCCCTTCTTGCTGGCCCATACAAAGAGGATTCGGGAAGTCAATCCCCCTCCAATGGCACTCGGAGGGAGGCAACTTGCAAGACTCTCCGGAGTAGTGGCACCCAATAAGTTGACGTATACTGAGGGGATTATGTTCGTCCCGCTGGATTTTGTCCTGTACTTCCATGGAACCTCCTGTGCGTCGAATAGGTCAGTGAGAAGGACTAGCATCTTAGTGTTTTCAACTTTTTGTCCTAGGAAAATCTCGAACTCCTTAGCGATGATGGAGATCGAGGTGTGTCGCATTGTTTCTCCTCCTGGGAGTGGCTCGTCAACAGCACATTTTTCAAGGTCATCGAGAAGAGCTTCACGGGTGATACTGTCTGCTGTGGTGAAGACATCTGGTAGTTTATCGAGGAACTTGGTGCCGTAAGAGATTGCCTGGCTCTTCCTTGCGACACCTGGTTCAGCGACTAGGACGATGTACATGTTAGGGTAGACGTTTATCCTCCCGAGTTCAAGTCTGACTTTCTTGCGGAGGACCGCTGAGATCATGGAATATGCTGTCCACTTGTGGAAGACATCCGCGCTCTCAGTGTTCTCTGTGTAGTCTAGGTAGGCTTGAACCCAATCTGGATTTTCCCGCTCAGCCATGCGGGCCTCCTATTTAAGTTTTGTATCACTGGACCACTGGTCGTAGTGGACCCAAGAAAAAATGGGTTTGTTGTCTTCGTTGGTGCCGGTCTTAGTCTTTACTTCTACTACACCGTCTTTTAGTCTCGCATCTGACATATCTTTCCAGTTGCGTCCGACGGAGAAGTCAACATCAATAATCATCTTGTCTCCCTCGACATCAAGCTCCCGGATCATACACTCGAGTTTTTTCTCCATTGTGAATTTGACTGAGTCATGGTTGTCCTGTGGTGTCGTGTAGATGGCATCGTGGAGCTGCATCCACAGGTTGATGATGTCTCCGTACTTTTCGTAGAGGTCTACCATGGAGGCGTTGAGGAGGTCTCCGACAGTAGACTGTGGCTCGAATGCGTAGGCGCTGCGGAAAAGAGAGTCATCCCAGCGACCTAGGAACTTACGCTTGCGTCCCATTGGAGTTATGATGATTCTGTCTTGCTCGAGCTTTCTCTTTACCCTGTTATGCCAGACGAGGAGGAGAGGGTTAACGGAAAGGTACATCTCGAGGAGACGTTTTGCCTCGGTGATACGGATGTCAAGGGCCTTGGCGACGACTGCTGGGCCGGCGGAGTAGTTCGTTGCGTGACGGAGAGTCTTTCCTACACGACGCTCATGGGATTCCTTGGAGATGGATTCCACAGGGACTCCGAACATCGTGGAGGCTGTGTAGCAATGCAGGTCTTCTTTGTTTCTGAAGATGTCTTTGAGCTTGCGATCCCCAGTAAGATACGCGACGACGACAGCTTCGGCTTGGACATAGTCAGCTTGAAGCAACACACATCCTTCGTCGGGTTCGTACATCTCCCTGGCGAACTTATTCTGGTTCTGGAGGTTCCCAGGGCCGTAGGGTTCTATTATGCTTGCAGAGCTTGACCAGCGCCCGGTTTCCGTGCCGCTCTCTTCTTCGACAATTTTACCTTTCTCGTCTTTCTGACGCCAGGCGATGTTGTAAGAAGTATGGTAGCGGCCTTTAGGGGAGACTGGTTTTCCGAGTGCTTGGCTTTGCTTCGTCCATTTTCTGTAAGATAAAAGGAGTTCTAAGATTGGGTGTGGGTTTTCTCTGGCGAGTTTGTTAAGTGCTTCTGCATCGGTAGTTACGGAGCGTGGGTCGGAGGCTTTCTTGCGTCGCTTGTATTGGGTTGGGAGTCCAAGGTCGATGTAGAGAAGCTGTGCGAGTTGCTTTGTGGAGTTGTAGTTTACGTCCTTGCCGATGAGGGAGTCGAGGGACTTCTTTGCCTCGGCTGCAAGGGAGGCACTTTTTGCGATAAGCTTTTTCTGTGTCTCCGTGTTGATCTTGACACCCTGAAGTTGGAGGAAACTTGCGGCAGGGATTTGCCTCATCTCGTGGTTGAAGATATCCCTGACGCCGAACTTGTCAATTTCCTGATTGAGAACATAAGCAATAGCCAAAGTATTTGCTGCGTCAGCCCCGTTATAGTAACCAGGTGTCTCACTGGATGTGTGCTTCCACGGCTCGGTGTCGAGGCAGATGGATGCGAGGAATCCGAGGTCTCTCTTTGACTCCGGCCAGAGGCAGTGGGCTGCGATAAGTGTATCCATCCATAGCGGGTGAGTAAGGATACCATTGTTACGCCATAGGACTGGGACGTCGTAAGGTGCATTTTGGAATACCTTACCTTTTTCGGATGTAAGGACTTTGGCAAGAGCAGTCCAAGCAGCAACTTCGTCGCGCTGGGGAAGGGCTGGAAAATGTCCACGGAGGAACTCGAACGAAAGGCCGAAGGTCGGATCATGGCTTAGCCCCATCCTGTTTATATGGTTGTTCGGCTGGGATGTTTCAATGTCAGCGGAGATGTGGACTACGGCTGGGTCGTTGCAAAGGAAGTCGCAGTAGTCAAGGAACTCGGATAGGGTGGCATCGGAGACTATGACCTTTTGATCTCCAGGGATTTCCCGGAACTCACAGTGCTTTCGTACCTTCTTGAAGTCCATGATGACAGGGAAGGAGAGCTCGTAGTCTTTGTTTACAGTAAACATACTCTCCGTTGTGAGGATCTTTTGCTCCGGGACAATGGAGCTTTCGACGACATACCCTCTGTAGTCCTTCATCCTCCAGGTTCCCTTCATCGCCCAGAGAGCAAATGACCCCATGCAGACGACGATGTTTGGCTTGAACTTCTCTATGTCTGCTTTGAGATTGGAGAGCCAGAGGCGTAGCGTATCGTTCGGCTGGGTCCTGGCTTTGTCCTTGAACATGAGGGAGATGTTACCGCCGGGCGGGAACTCTCTGGCGACGAAGCTTTGGATGCACTCGTAGCGGGAGATGCCTGCGTTGCGGAGGATACCGTCGAGAAGACGCCCTTGCCAAGAGGTGAAGGGAACTCCGGCCCTCATGTCGTCTGGGCTGGGGTACTCTCCGAGGAGCATAATCTTGGCACCTGTCGGGCCAACTGTGTTGAGCTGCATTGCAGCCTCCTTTTCAGGGAAATGTTCAAAATTTGAATTAATGACTGGTGTCGATCTTCTCTACAGCCATTTGGATAAAGTGTACTGCTTTGATAAGATCGAGCCTGTCTTGGTCAGGTCGTGCGTTGCGTCCTCGGCGTTTGAGGTATTTGTCGACTTGGCGAAGGCAGTCTTCGGCGGTCCAGTTGGTTACGATGTCTTCTCCCTTGTCGCCGTATTGAGGGACGGTGTAGTCCTCGATATGGGTGGCAACCTCGCTGGAAAAGTCTGCCCAGTCTAACACACGCTTGCTTGCGCTCATTCCTTCCCGTCCTTTCTTTGCTGGTATTTGATGATCTGTGTTCGTCCAGCGTCGTAGGCTTCCTTCAACATCTCGCATCCCTTGACTACAAGGCGTTCTTCAAGGCCGGCCTCGAGGGTAGCTGCGGAACCGCAGAAGGGATCGTAGAGGATGCTGTTGGGGTAGACGCTGCGGGAGATAAGGTCCCGAAGAAGGACGACTGGTTTTTGTGCCTGGTGGACTCTCTCGGTGTCGGAGACAGGAGGATGCTGGACCCAGTCGGCAAGTCCTGGTTTGATAAGGACTGAGTCTTTTCTCCTCGCGTAGAGGATCATTTCGTAGCAGGAACTTGGCCAGTGGAAAGGTGCGTTGTTCTGACCGGAGGACTTTTTGATCCAGATCATGGGGCGGATATGGCAGAGCCAGCCGGCTGCAAGGAAGTAGGAGCGGATGCGGTCGAAGTGTTCAGGGCAACAGAAGACATAGGCGTGGGAGGTTTCTTTGCAGAAGCGAAAACTTTCCTTGGCGAGGAGTTGGTAGAGGACGAGGGCCTTGTCTTTGTCGTCGTCGTACTTGAATCCGGCGTTGCCGAAAGTCTTGGATAGGAAGGTACTGGAGTTGTTGAAGACATCCATGCCGTAAGGTGGGTCTGTGAGGAGGATGTCGATGGAGTTGTCTGGGATGAGCGGCATTTGTTCTTCGGCTTTGCAAAGGTCGAAGGAGATTGGGAGCTTGGTTTTCTCCATGACCTTGTCGTATTCGACTGAAGCGATGGAGCGCTTGTTCAGGTCCTCCATGGTCCGGACTGCTTTGCGGATTTCCTGTTTTGTCTTGGCCTCGGAGAGCTCCGGGAACATGCGGACTGCTTCGGCAAGCTTAATGTCGTCGACGACAGCGGATCGTGTTTTGCCGATAATCTCTGCGGTTTTGTCCAAGCCCCAGCCGCCGATTCTACCTGGGGCGGATGTCCCGTACTTGGCTTGCTTGAGCTTGTGGAGCTCGTCGACTGCGAGGACTTCCTCAGCTGGTGTGAAGGGTTTACGCTGGACGTTTTCTTCGACTTCGAGCTCGCGCATGGTGAGGTCGTCGATGGAGTCGGAGAAGACAACCTTGACTTGGAGACCGCCGAGGAGACATGCGGCGAGTCTGCGACCTCCGGCGATGAGTTCGTAGTCTTTGTTGATGAGGACTGGCTGGATTTGTCCCTTCTCGCGGATGGACTTTGCGAGGTCTTCAAGGGAGCCGAGGTCTTTTCTGTACCTTGGAAGGGAATCCCGGACCGTGATTTTGCTTGGGTCGATCAGGAGACACTTGCTCTGGAGGTCGTCTTCAAAGGTCTGGGATTCCATCTTTTGCTCCTTTGTGGAGTGCACCGAAGGAGGAGTCTTCGACACAGCGGTGGGATTGGGTTAGGGCAGTCTTGATTTTGTGGGCCATTATTACCTGGAACTGCCGTGCGAGTTTGTCGAGGTGGGCCTGGAACATCTCACGCATTGCGAGCTTGTCGAGGTCATCCTCGTCGGAAAGCCATTCGACTTTAGCCTGTGCTGTGCAGACGAGGTCGAAGGGGCCAAGGTCGACGTTGTCTGTCATAGTTTCTTCCCTCCGTGGCGGCGCGGGCGAGTCTTGTTGTACTCGAGCTTGAGGCGGATGGCGTCCTCGAGGTCGATGCTGTGGTATTGAGCAATGTCGCAGATGCGGATGATTGCGTCTGCGAGTTCGACACCAAAGCCTTCGGGTTTGTCAGAGAGGAAGTAGATGGAGTCAATTGGGACATCCTTGCGGAGTTCCTCGACTGCTTCGGAAAGTTCTGTGTGTACGAGGAGGACGGCTTCGCCAAGTGTTTTGGGCGGGTCGTACCAGCCTTTTTCAAGAGCTGTTTCGTGGGCTTCAGTCATGATGTCGGAGATCTTCATTGTTCTGCATCCTTTAAGGCCTTGAGTGAGAGGTATTGTTTCTTGGTGATGCCGAGGAGTTTGATAAGGTTCTCCTCGTCAGGGGAGAGTTTCGTGGTCGTCTGGCGCGTGGTGGAGACTTTTTTCTTTGTGGCTTCTTCGAGTTCGAAGAGCTCGAATTCTTTTGCTCTGCGGGCGCGGTAGGAGACTATGAAGTTCTCTTGGTCAGTCGGTGGGAGATTGGAGAAGTTGGTGTACAGGTCTTGGAGTCGCATGTCTTAGCTCCACTGAAGACAGAAAAAGGCGGAGGACTGTGGTAGCTCCTCCGCCGTGGGTTAGGCTGGGTTAGGCGAGGCGCATCTTGGAGACTTCGTTGGAGAAGTTTCCTTCGTACTCACGGATCTTAATGTCGATGAGGACTTCGATGCCAACGCCTTCAGCGGAGGTCAGGAACTCGGAGATTGCTGCCGGGGTACGGAACTGGTCGGCCAGGTCCATCGTGTCAGCGAATTTCTTGAGCTGGTTGATCTTGGACTGGCGCTTGGTCATGCTGCCCTTGGCGGTCATTTCAATTCCGTCGCCGGGCTTCGGAAGCCAGTTGTTGAAGAAAACGGTCTGTCCGTCAACAGGAGTTTCGCCGTCGCTGCAGACACCGTCGTTGCCGGAGAGAGTGAGCTGCCACAGGATGCAGTATTTCTCAGGGTTGTGGGAGACGGCAGTGACGTTGGCGCGGTAGGTGCCTTGTGGTACGAGCGGCTCGGGGGTGAAATCGTCTTCGAGGTTGAAGTCAGTGTTGAATTCGGACATTGTGCGGTTCTCCTTTGTGTGGGTTGTAGTTGGGCGATTGGTGGCCCTGGGTTAAAGTTCGACTCTGTCAGTTGTTGTGAGGATTACAGAGTTAATGATATTGAGTTGCTCGGTACACCTGGCGATTCTTACACCTAACTCAGTGTTATAGCTGCGATGAGGTTCTTCTTCTTTAAAGTCCGGGTCACAAGCATAATCAGAAATGGTAGGTTTGATTTTGTTGATTAGCTCTTGCAGTATTCGCTCAAGTGTATTGAGCACCGTTTCATGCCGGTCAAGTGCGGTGCAAATCTCACCCTGTTTTTTAATCTGATCCGTGCCTACTGCTGGGTATACCTTGTTCATTTATTTACCTCCTTTCTTGATGTTTTTTCCCAGCATTTCCATGATCTTGTTGTAGTCATTCGGGACGTAGTCTTCGAGGTAGTCCTCGACACCGCGCATTCTGGAGCGGGCTTTGTAGAATCCCTTGTTGACTGTCTGCATGAGGTATTGGTTCTTGCCGTCCTTCTGCTTTACGTTCGCATAGTAGACCTCCGAAAAGTAGCCGGGAACACGCTTCGAGAGGTTGCCGGTGAGAAGCGGTTCGATGCCTATGAGAGCACCAGTTTCCTGGTTGGTGATGTTCTCGAGATGTGCGATTACTACGATGTTGCATGGGAGGTTGATGATCTTGCGGAGCTTCCCTTCGACGAGGTTCTTGACCATCTGGTAGTGGACATTCCAGAGAGGGCCGTTGGTTGCGCTGCGCTTTGGGTCGAGCTGCATGGAGCGTTCCATTGCAAGGTCGGTCATGACTGTGGTGGAGTCGATGATGATTGTCTTGTATCGGCAGTCTTCCTTTAACTCCTTTTCGAGGGTCATAAGGGTTTTCTCGAATTGGACCCAGCCTTGAGGTGAGAGGTCGAACTGCTCGTAGTCGAAGTCTTTTCCGCGGTAAGAGTCGATCCCCTTGTCGAAGTCGAAGACGAAACCTGGTGTTGGGAAGGTGGAAGCGAAGATGCTTTTTCCTGTTCCGGAGTCCCCACAGACGAAGACTTTGTAGTCTTGAAGTTCCGGGGAAATGTCTTTTGCATTAGGCATGTCTGGTGTCCTTTTGTTATCAGTTATTGTGTCAAAATTTGACGGGATGGCTGGGGCTTTCGTCTCCGATGAGAGTCTCTAAGGATTCGTAGCTTAGGTTTTGTCCCTTTGAAAGTTCGTAGGCGTCGAAGTAAACTGGGATGCGGTTGTTGAGGCAGTGACGCATTTCGGCCAGTGTGCCGGTTGACTCATGCCAACCTGTGACAAGGACAAGGCCGTCGCTTCTTTTAAGAAGCTCGATGGTGCCGTGGAGGAAGACTTCGTCTGGGACAAGGCCGTCGAAAAAGGCGCTGTTCATATGCGGGCAGATAGCGATGTGTCCGGCTCTCCAGACTTCGATTGCAACTTGCTCTGCCCTTCGGATGTTCTCGAGGACTCCATGTGTGGTCTTCGCGCGATATGGTCCGGCTACGTAGATTACTTTCATATGATTCCTCCAACGCGGGACATCATGGAGCGGATGGATTTGGGAAGATGTCTTTTGCGGTAAACATTGAGCTGGTTCTTCGTGTTGTCCTTGAGGCGTCTTGCTCCAGAGGTTGGTTTAAGTGCATGGAGGAACGTAACTGCTGGGTTGTCTTTCTTTGGTACAGTACCGTTGCGACGAAGAACACGGAATTTGAACTTCTCTCGAACACACTGTTTGTGGACAATACAGTATACTTCGAAAGCATGCTTGGCTTTCACGCGGATGGACACTTCGTTTCTGTTGATGTAGTCTCCGCAAATTCCACAGACCTGTTTCATTACATCACCTCCTCAATTGGATTGAATATTTCCTGGAGTGGACCAGAGCAAACTAAAATTTTTGTACTTTGGTTGAGATATTTCTTTGCTACTGACCACTGGAAAACTAAAACGTCATGGAGTTCTTTGTCAGACATAGCGTACATCTCGAAGCCAGCTAGGACCACAGTGTTGGCCATATGGCCGGCAAGCCAAAGGGCAAGGGCTTGGGAAGAATGTTGCCACCAAGGATGAAACTCCCTGCCGTTTATGACGTAGTCTGAGATATGTCCCCATTGAGATATGATAATGTGGGAGTCCGTTATTATGGAATTTCTTAACGTATGGGTATCGTTGGCTACTACAATGTCTACATCAGTAACCTCTGCCCCGTGGTGGTTGATGGAGATTATCTTCCCGAAGGAGGAGAGGTCTAGCATAGCAAGGTCGGATTTAATACTGGGACCACCTGCAATAACAAGGACTTTCTCTTCAGTGGAAAAGAGGTTACTGATGCTTGGTTTTCCGTGTGTACCTGTTAGTGTGTTGACTATTTTGAACTTTGCTCCAAGTTTACCAAGACGTGGTGTGGTAGAGTAACTGTCGCGAGTTTCAACGTAGCATTCCTGGGTATCCTCATTGGCGAAGAGTGCGGAAGGGAAGAAAAGTTCGTTCCCTGTTTCAGTCTCGACAATGCGGAGGTTTACACATTCTGGATCTTTGGCGGAGTATATCTTGGTCATTACTCCGCCTCCACATCCCAAGGATCGTAAATGTAGCCAGCTGTGTTTACGCTGTCGATAGGGACGTTTTGCTCGCACAGCATGGAGTAAGCACAGGGGCCGTAGTTGTAGCAGGAGTCTTCGCACATGGGCCAGAGGTTTCGTTGCATCTCGTGGGCGACTTCGTTTGCGGTGGAGAGGAATGAAATGCGCCACTGCTCGAGGTCGGCTTCGGAGAAGATCTGTGGAGTGCGAGCAAAGTCCATTGTTACCTTACCATACTCGTCTGTCTTGGGACTTTTCCTGGATGTGCAATGGGCGAAGGAGACTAGGCAACCTTCGACAGGGAAGTCGTGGACTTTGTCACTGGCCCAGCAGTAACCCTTGATCTGCGGAGTACGGTGCAGGCGAAGGACCTGGGTGGAAAGGCTTTGGGAGGTTGTCTTGTGCTCGACCATCCAGCGGATTCCGGACAACATGACTTGGAGGTCGATCTTGCCGGTGAAGAAGAGGTTGGTGTCTACGAGGTATGGGAAGAGGATGTCTTCGTGGAGGAACTCGTCGAGCTCCATCTTGTACGCGAAGACTTGTTCGGTCTCGATAACTTTGAGGAGTCCTTTGTCTCCAACGTAGTGGTTTGTGTATTGGAGGAACATGGTCATGCACTGCTCGAAGGTACGGTAGTCAGTCGCGAAGTTTTGCTTCGAGGTTTCCTTGTCCCACTCTTTCTTGGCGAGGTCACAGGCTGCATGGATTGCCTTACCATCCTCGGACCAGCCATGTTCCTTGATGTGGGAGTAGAAGCCTTCGAGGGCACCGTGCCAGGTGGTTCCGAAGCGGAGTGCAGTGGAGCCGAACTCGGGCTTGAGGCCTCGGATGTGTTGCCAGTAGAACTTTCGTCGGCAGGTGTTGAAGCAGGATCGCTTCGTGTTGTCGAGCCGTAGCTCGGTGGGAGAAGTACTGGTGGGTTCTGGCATTTGGTTACGTCCTCCTTTTTAAGTCGCGGACTGTGGGGTTGGTGGAGCATGGTACCCCTATGTTATGCCTTTGAAAAATACCGACACTTTTCAACATCGCTAAATGGGGAAAACCCCATCAGTGGGCCTGAATCTAAAAATGTCAGTTGCTTCTGCACGTGACATTTTAGCGCCTCTATCAAAATCAGATTGTCTTTCTCTTATTTTGAGGCAGCTTTTTTCGTTATGAAGCAAACCCCAAGCGTGTTTTCCGATATGCTCACAGTCTCCACAGTTTGACATAACAAGACCACTCCAGCGGACTGTTCAACAGCGGTGCTAGGCCGAAAAGGTCCGTGCTTCTCGGTCGTCTCAGTGCAACCGCTGACCGGCGACGTTAAATTACTCCAGCATCTTTCAGCTTTTTCACCACTTCCAAACAGTCGTCTATCTGTTTTTCGGCTTGGTGCTCCGCAATCACTTTCCCTGTGCTTGTGCCCTCTCCCATATTGCCGAGGCTGATACAGTCCCACGCCATGGCAAAGGGAAGTTTCACGGCTGTTTTGATGCTCCGACTCAAAAATCCCATTTTCGACCTCCGTAATTTAACCAACCGCTGCAAGCGCGCAAATTATTATTTTTAGATCTTGCACTGTCGGCATATTCTTTGGTTATCTCTTAAAATCATAAAATTGCGGCAGTATTTTGTCTTTCATGTGGTCATATTCTGATAATTCTGGGAACCCAATCCACCTCCTATCCCATTTCAACTGGAGCGGATAACCAACTTCTTTTTCATATAAATCAAAGTCAAACCCTCTCCAGTCCTCTAGTGACGCATCACCATGTACCACACCAGTCAGCCCTGCGTATCGAAGACAATATTCCACTTCCTCCAGAAATTTGATTTTTTCTTCTAGTCTGAAGGCTTTGTCTTTTAATAATTTTATTTCCTCAATAAACATAGCACCCCCAGAGATAACAATCGGGTTAGCGGACAGCCCACCTCGGCAGCGGCTAGGAAAATGGCAGCAACGCGAATCAAAAGCCCCTGCCCGCAGACCATGGGTCGTTAGGGTGCCTTGTTGCGTTTTGCGGAAGGGTCTTTTCTCCCAACGCAGTATTTGCATTCGTCGCAGGTTATCACCGTGTCATAGGCGCAGTCGTATTCTGTGCCGTTCGGTGTGTCAATCGCGTACCCAGCGCATCCTGGGTGGCGCGTCTCTTTAATGGCTAGTTTTGCTATGTTCACAGGTATCTGCATCTGTTTGCTCCTAACCATAAAATCAACCGGACTGGTTAAACAGCCGCTGTCTTACCAGATGCACAGCGCAGCCGGTTATCTTGGTCGTTATAAGGCATCCCATGCGCCGCAGCAGCATTCAGCCTCAGAATGGGCAGAGCAAATACACACCCTGCGAAGATGTCCTGTAGATTTATCAAGTGAATACCCAACAACTCCAAAATCATCGCTCTGCAAAACTAGCGTTGGGTATCTCTCGTCTTCTGCACTCAGATAATATTCAATCCCGTAGTCCTCGGCCATAAGTGATTATGCCTCATAACAAAACGCTGAAATTGGACGAAACATACAGCGAGGGTTCTCGAAAGCAGTCTGCTAAACGGTGTTGTCGTCCCGTCGCCGTTTAGCTAGATACGTTAGCACTCAAACGCGGCCCTTGCCGTTACAATCAGGGCACGTCATATCCCGGCCCCATACATCGCGCACACTGCCGGTGGTTGTGCAGGCTCGGCACGGCTTCGTAGAGAGCTTCCACTCTTCGCGCTGCCTTGCCTGCCGTTTCATCTCGGCCAACTCGCGCTTGGCTTGAGTTTCTGATGGCTCAGGGACGCAATCGTATCCGTGGGCCATCCCGTAATTTTCGTGTCCACCTTTGACGGCATCAACGAGATACGTTACCTGCTCGTCGGTGGCATTCAGTCCGCATTCATCAAGGGCAATCTCAATACACTCTCTCCAGTAATCCATAGTTGCCTCACCGTGCTAACACCAGCATGAACCCGGACGGGTGATACATGGGTGCTAGGTCGAAATGTGCCCACTCGTTGGGCGGTCCCGTCGCCGCCACTGATCGCTATTCGTTATATGGCATCCATTTTGTAAGGTTGGTGCAACACGCGAGCCTGATTGAAATGCCCTTCAAGCTTTTCAGCATTATTGGGAAATTTCAGTCGCAAGATAAGTCTACGTCCTGTACTTTTACTCATTCGCTCGGCCTGTTCGATATTTTCCCATGCCCTTACTGGCGGCGTTATTGATCCGGTTTTCAGGTATCGTTGCAATTTTTTGTATGAACATACGTGATAAACAACCATTCGGCCCTCCGTCGAAAAATATCCATCTAACCATCCAGTGCAGCGGATGGCGAACCGGCAGTGCATGCCCGGTCACCGTAATACGGACATTCGCCGCAAGTCCCAACGTCACACCTATCGCAAATTTCATCTGGCATCATTTCGTCAATCCCCTTTCTGTATTCCGTCACCGGTTATCAGTGGCTGTTAAGCCGCCTCAATCACGGCAGCGATCTGCCGGAGATAGGCAGCAAGCTTATCTTTTGTGCGCCACCGCATCAGCGACACATCCACGCGGTAATGGTCCCCCCAGGGGGCTTCCAAGTTTTGCTCCAGGGTAATACTCTCCTCGTTTCCATCGGCTTCGCGCAAAATCGCATAATATTGGGCATTGCAGGGGGTCAGCGGCTTAACAAGTCGCTCAACGGCGGACTTGCTCCCATCTGTGGTTTTTGACTTGTCAATTCCAAGCGGGTCTTTTTGCCATGGTTGCATCTGTCTACCTCCTGGGCCGCAAGCCCGTTAGCTTGTCGTTAGGCTTGGTGTTGCCGTGGACTCTTTCCAGAAGGCACCAACAGGTAGGTTGCTGGGGGCGTTCTGAAAAAAGCTCCAGGGGCCGGAGAGATGCTTGGTGACCCCTGGAGCAAAGCGCAAGTGGCTGTGGACTGGGACTGAGCTGTTACAGCTTGATGCCGAGCTTCTCGAGCAGGGCCTGTGCGGCAGCCTTGTCATCTGCGGAAAGGTTCTCGAGGTTGTTCTTGATGTCGGACTTGGTGACCTTGGGAGTCGCCGGTGCGCGCACGGTCCAGTTGCCGGCTACCAGGCCGTCCCAGACAGTCTGGATTGCGTCGACTGCGTCTTGGCCGGATTTGCCGGAGGCGGCGTCGCCGAGCTTCTGGATCGCACCGTGCATCTTGAGGTTTTCCTGAATCTCGGACGACAGGGTGGAGATGTCGAAGACCAGGGTTTTGTCGGTGCTGGACTCAGTGATGGTGACAACGGAGCCGGTGTAGGTTTTGGAGAGCTTCTTGGTGCGCTTGGACTCTTCGGTCTCCGTAGCCGGGGCTTGCTCTTGGGCTTGCTCTTGGGCTTGGGCTTCAGGTTTTGCCATTGTTCTTTCCTCCTTAGGGGGTTAGTAGTGACTCTTCGTCACTGGTGTTGAAACGCTCGAGCATGGTGTCAAGAGCGTGGGTGATAAGGGAGTCCCAAGTCATCTCAAGGTCGGTTTTGAGGAGCTGGAACCTCCGGTAGCGTTCGTGGTCTACCTTCGCTTGGATGATGTGGAACTCAGGCATTTCGTCCTCCGGTGGTTTGGTAGCGTTCGTTTTTCATGATGTCATTAAACCATGATCGTCCGAGCTGGTCAACATAAAAAATCAAGTTTGTGTCATTTTTAATGCGGCCTTGGTGTACCCGAGACGCATCTTGGCGATGGAGACGTTTTGGATTGAGAGGTGCTCTTCAAGGTGGAAGAGGATGGATGTGTTGGTGCGGCCCTCGAGGTATTTGTCCGGCTCGAAGGTGTAGATTATAAGGTGGATGTCGGAGGGGAGAGGGGAGAGGAAGATGGGCTTGTCGAGGGAGTCCTTGGGGATGCGACGGACTGGGCCTTCGGCAGGGATGAAGTTGGAAGGGGAGACGGACTTGAGGGAGATCTCGGTCTTGGAGAAAGAGAGCTCGTTGTTGGCGTAGGAAAGGGAAAGTTTGTAGAGACGCATGGGTTGGCTCCTTAGATTACTGGTTCGAGGACTTTGAGGGCGTGCTGGCGCAGGGCGTTGGCGACGATGTTGTTGAACTTGTCTCGGTGAGAGGTGTCTAGGTGAGAAATGTACTCGGTTGTGGTCTTGGAGATCTCGTTGGAAGAGATGTCCTTGGTGCAGTGGGGGCACTTGATACGGTATACTGGCATGGTTGGTCCTTTCGAGTGATTGTGTCAAAATTTGACGTTTTTGCTGTTATCCGTGGTAGTGGAAGTGCTGGACTTCGACAGCGACGGCGGCGACAGGGACGGAGTTTATGGTCTTGAGTTTCTCGTGCTTGACGACGAGGGTGAGGCCTGGGAGTTCGTCCCGGCGGTCCCAGAGTTCGGCGCGTTGCCAGTGCTTGAGTTTCCCTGCTCCGACTTCAAAGGTGGTTCCGTCGTCCCCGGAAACAAGGAACGCACCGACCATGCCCTTTGGAAGACCGTCCTGAGATATCGCCTCCATCGTTCCGAGGATTTCATATTCGTCCTTCTCCGTGGGTTTGTACTTGAGGATGTGGAAGGTGCGCTTTGGGACGTGGACTCCGTTTATGTGACGGAGGATTATGCCTTCGTATCCCTGGGATGTGTAGTCCTCGAGGCCGGCGGTCCAGGATTCTGGTGTGCCGACAGAGGTTGGGACGAGCTTGAGGGAGTTGGTCGTGGGTCCTTCCTCGAAAAGGGCCTTGAGGAGAGCGAGGCGCTTGAATTGGAGGAATTCTTCTTGGAGATCGAAGATGTGGAACTCCATCCAGGTTGTTTCTGGGTGAGGGTTGGTGTCGCGGGAGACAATGGAGTGGATCTTCTCCCTAGTCCAGCCGTGGACGTAGAGTTCTCCGTCGTATTTAAGGTGACGTCCTCCATCGAGGAGGATGAGTTCTTCCTCGATGTGCTGGAGGAAGGAGAAGTGGTTGGCGTAAGAGGACATGAGGACAGGGCGTCCTGCGAACCACTCTACTCGGCAGCGTTCTCCGTTGAGCTTTGGTTGGGTGAAGAAAAGTTCACCGAGGCGGTACTGGACTTTGTGTGGCTCGGCAGGGTAGCAGAGCATTACTCCTTCTCGTTTAAGCCAGGGCATTTAGTCCTCCTTGTCTGCAAGTTTCTGTCTACGTTCTTCCTCGGTCATTATCTTGAGTCCCTTTTTTCTAGCATCTGCGTTGTTTGCTTCTTGTAGATCATCGAACCAGTTGATGGGAAATGGTACATTTAGTTTTGCTGATACGTTAAACATAAGTTGACGACACATAGCTATCTGACCACGGCGTAGGCGCCAGTCTCGTTGATCAATTTGTTTTTGTGAGCGAGTCATCATTCCCATCCTTTAGTAAGATCTGCTAGAGACGTAAGAGCACCAGTGTAGTCTTTGTAATTATCCCAGTTGTTATTACAATGGTATACTACCCAAGCTGAGGTTCCATCAGGGTGAAGTGCTTTCACTCTTCCATTTTCGGTTTTGTTGAAGCTGTGATATGTGACATAGTCACCAGGTCCTATATGAGGTTGCTGACAGCCTTTTGTGCCTTTACTGCACACAGCTGAACTATATTTGTTCTCTAAACATTTCATTGTGTTTATCCCCCTTTCTTTGAGGAAGTTATAGACAGCAGTAGCGAAGCGTTCTGGGTTTACATAAGTGTCTGACCAATCAATATAATATCTTTGAGGACAGACTCTAAACTTATCCCACCACTTCTGATTATGTACCCACTCCCAGAGCTTGCCGAAGCCTTCCCAGGTGAAGAAGTTGTTGTTCTTTGGGTTCCCCCCTGTTAGGCATTTAGGGCTGGCTGCCGGGGACACACAATACAGCCCTACTTTTCAACGGGGTTGATTGAACCAGCACCGGACAATCCGGCCCTGCTATGATTCGCAGACTATGTAGCAGCTTTCATAAGTTTCAACCTCCTTCTCCAAGCGACAGCCAGGCTTGAGGAGTCCAGGTGGAAGGTTGTCGATGTCGTAGTCTACTTCGATCTCGATTAAGGTTGGGGTCTTGGAAGTCCCTCTGTAGCGGACATCGAGGATAGAGGATGTGCAGGATGTTCTCTCGATCTTGTCTGTCCAGGAACCGAAGTGCTTTCGGAAGAAAGTTCGGAGGGTGTGGAGGTCGCGCTCGTGGACCCAGACTATGATTGGGTTGACTCCGAAGACAAGGCGATTTGGGATTTTGTTGAGGGAAAGGATTTCTAGGAGTTCCTTTTTGTAGACCTCCACCTTGAGCGTTTCCTTTTCGATGCGCTCGAGTTCGAGGCCGCGCTTTAGGGCCTTGATTATGGTGGTGCGCTGGAGAGGCGCGGTGTAGTGGTTGAAGGCGTCTCGGATAGGGTGGATCTTGAGTTCCTCGCAGAGAAGCGCTGCTGTGCAGAGGAGTGTTCCGGAGACTACGAGAGTGTCGGCAAGAGGTAGCATCGTTTTCGTCCTTTCAGGAGAAGTAGGTTTCTTTCTCGTCTTGGGTTAGTGGCACTTCGAGGAGTTTTTCAATTTCTTCCAGGGAAAAGTCGTCTGAAATCATGAGCTGGATTTTGCGAGAGCGCTCCGGGTCGTAGAGGAGGACTGTGCGGGAGATGCCGTCTTTTCCCTTCTTGTAGCCGATTAAAGGTGAGGTTGCGCGGCGCTCTAATATGACCCAAAGGCGTTCGTCCTTGAGTTCCTTGGAGATGGTGATTTTGCTCGCTGTGATAGGGTTCTCCTTCGCGAGGCTGTCACGGATCTTTAAGATGTTGTTGTAGAGCATAGACTGTTCTTGCTGGTTCTCGACCGGGATGAAGAACTGCTCGCCAGGGGCGAGCTCGGAAAGGGCCTTGGAGAACCAGAGTTCCTCTATGGTTGTTGGGCTTGGAGGAGGGGTCATTGCTTGGAGCCTCCGGTGAGTTGGACTTGTTGGAGTTTGTCGGTTAGAGATAGCATCTTGTCCATGGAGAGGGAGACGGCGTAAAGGATGCCTGCGACGAGGACAAGGGTGATAAGGCCGAGGAGGACTTCTTGAACAAAGTTTTTCATATCGTGGGTCTCCTATAGTTGCCTGAGAAGAATGATCTGGTTTATAAGGTCCTCCTTTGAGAGGGAGGAGAGGTAGTCTCGGCAGTTGGGGCAAAGTGGTTTTTTGTAGGAGGTCTCGACGTGGTGGAGCTTCTCCGGGAAAGCATCGACTGGTGTGGATTGTAGGTGTGGGATGCCATTGGTCTTGATGCTTTCTAAGACAAAGCGCTTTACCTGGATGGATCGGCAGCATTCGCAGGTTATGGTGACTGTGTTGTTGTAAGATTTTAAGGTAGAGATGCCGGGTGTTTTCTTCAGGGTTAGGTCCTTGGGTTCAGGGATAGATATTCCAAGCTGCTCGAGGAGAGCCTTCGCGGTCTCCCGTTCTTCTGGGTCCAAGATGGAGTGGACCTGTTTTGCGAGCTTAGATATGTTCATAGCAGTTACCCCTCTGAGGCCTTTTCGGATAGAAGCATGTCGATGTCTTCGTCAGTGAAGCCGTCCTTTTTCATGAGTTCTCGGATGCGTTCTTCGTTTGGGGTTTCTTCAGGTGTGGAGGTAAGGTCGATCCTTTCCACTCCGTCTTTTCGGATGATCTCGACATTGGAGAAGGGTTCGGTGTTTCTGGAAATGGTGACGAAGAAGCCGTCCTTGGATATCTCTCTGGAGATGCGTATGGAGAGGTCTTCGGAAAGCTCGGAGAAACGCCGGCGCTGCTGGTAGAGGTAAGTGCGCACGGTCTCCATCTGGGACTTGGAGGAGCACTTTATGCGGATTTGCTCCCCGTCTCCGAGCTCCAGTGCTCGGTCAAAGAGGATGCGGATTTCTTCCCTTGTCATTGTTGGTCCTTTCCGAAGTGGGCTGATATTATGTCCTGGGCGTCATGGAGTACGAAGGTTTCATGTACCATCTTGCCTCCGAGGACTGTCTCGAGGTTGATAAGGCGGAAGGCTCCTTTCTGCATGTCCCAGACAGTAAGATATGGGTTGTCTAGGTGGGAAGGTGAGAAACCTGTGCCTTTTACACCCTTGACTACGTCGAAGCGGCAGAGCATCTTGCGCAGTGTGTTGTCCTTCTTGATGAAGATTACGGAGAAAATCTTGCCCCGCGCTGTGCGCTTGAGGTAAAGCTCTAGCTTGGTACGGTGGACAGTTGTCATTTCTTCGCTCTTGTTCATTTTGGGATGCCTCCGTGGGCTTAACCAAGGCGACGGCGTTTCTCGTATGAGCGGAAGCGCCGAGGAGAGTGGAAGTCTGCTTCCCTCGGTTCGAGTTCGAGAGACGGTGCGGCCTTGGTATAGGTGAGCCATTCTATCTTGCGGTAGATGTAGTTGTGGAGGAACTTGTCCGAGGTACCCTTGAGGAAGCCAGGGAGGGAGAGGCGGATAAGCATGTCTGGAGCTTCTGGGAGAACACCGTGGGCGACTGTGTGGGAGTTGTTGACGAGGACAGTGAGGGTGTTCGCCCTGGCGTAGTCCTGTTTCTCGGAAAGTTTCAGGCGGAGGTCAATTCCGCGCTTGACGTTGAGGATCATTCTTCGTCCCTTTCTCGGCTTTTTTCGAGGATGGTGGCGGCGAGTCCGGAGGTGAGGTCTTCACGAGAAGGGAAGCGATCGAAGACCTCGAGGATGTCCTCTTCTGTGAAGATTTCGCAGATTTCCACGGACTCGGGCTCATCCGGTTCAAGCTGGAAGCCTGTGCCGCTCTCGCGGGAGCCGGGACAGAAAGGGAAATAGTCGTAGTTTACCGTGAAGGTAAGACCAAATAATGTGATTTCCTCGGTGGTGTTAGAGATCATCGGTGGCCTCCTCTTCTGGAAGAATGTCGTGGTAGGGGATGCCGAGTTCAACCAGACACCATTCAACCTCTGAGCAAAGGTCAAGGTCGTCTTCGAAGATATCTTCCGGGACTGTGACGATGAGTTTGTCTGGTTGGATGATTCCGACTTGGACGTTTTCCTCATCCAGGCCATCAACCTGGCGACGGAGTTCGTCAAGGAGTTCCCCACACATTTCTTGTGTGGGTTCACAGGCTAGATCTATAATGCACTTCATGTCGTGGTCCTTTCCAGTTATTGTTTCAAATTTTGACGTTTTGTCTGGGATGTTCAGTCCCAAGTTTGGGTTATCCAAGCACCAAGGCCTTATCCAGTGCCTCCTGGAGGGAGGTCGCCATTATTGTGACTACCTCGAAGTGGGAGTCAAAGCTTTCCCCCGGTGCCGCGCCGGTGAGGGCTTCGCAGCTGGGACAGCGACAATACCAAACATCATTCGGGAGACGCTGGGACCAAGTCGCTCCAGAATAGTGCTTGCACCGCTTTAGGAGAAACCTCGTCATGTAGGAGCTTTGCTCCGGCTTGAAGAACCGTGGCATCTCAGCGCAGCCTTTCCGCTCTTTTACGGTGGGTTTCTTCCAAGGCCGCTCTTCCAAGTTTCTCCCGCTCATCTTTATGGAGGATCTCGAAAAGTCCCCGCGCCATGGAGACTATTTCGACCAAGGAATCAAATGCTGCGAAGTTGATAGCGGAGATCGGCTCGATGATTGTCCCGTCCTCCACCCTGGTGACTGCGATGACGAGGCAAGTGTCCCCTGTGTCCTCCGGGTTTACAGGGACGATGATGGCGACTTCGTCGAAACCCTCCATGCCTTTCTTCTTGGCCTCTTCGAGGTGATAGGTGTTGAAAGGGGACTCCAGTTTGTACAGGGTACACTCCAGGCTCTTCCCGTTCGCGAGGACTCCGTCCAGTGTCAAGATCTTTTCGCTCATGCTGTTTCCTCCTTTGGTTGCCAGGGTTTTCCCTGGGTTGGTGGTTCCAGGTCCGTACTTTCATGATACCATTATAACATGAAAACACGCCCTGGCAATGACGAAATTGCAGTTTGTGTATATTTGTGACAGTTGCGTAAATGCGTGGCATTTGTGGCATTTGTATCCTGTATCGTGTATCCTGTATCGTGTATCTTTTGCCATAATCCCCGTTTCCAATGTGTGACACTTTCCCTGAAAGGACACTTCCCGTCCCAGGGTTTTCGCGGGCCAGGAAAAGAGACGATGTTTGACACAATGCCTTGGAAGGACAATGTCCCAGATAAAGTGTCAATGTTTGACGCTTTCACTGGGGAATCCAAATGTGTGAACCTTTCCCTTAGTACTTTCCGAGCGCGTCAAAATTTTGACACTCAGTTTTTGCCCTTCCCTTATAAGAAAAAAAAAAAAAAAAAAAACTATACAGTAGGGTGGGAAGGGAAGCTGGGAATGGGAAAGACTGGGATGGGAGAGACGCAGTCAAAGTGTCACACATTGAAACCCGGTTTTTACCGGAAAGATACACGATACACGATACACGCCACACGATACACGATACACATTTACACAACTATCACACCCTTCGACCCAGTTCCGCAACCTTCCCTCCCAGGCTACAACAGCCCGAGCTTCCGGAGGGCGTCCTTCTGGACCTGGGACAGCCCCGTTGGGCCACCCCTTTTCTTCCCACTCTCCCCTTCCGGGACAACGACTACCCTCTGGAAAAGCCTCACCTTCAGCTCCTTCAACTCCTGGAACCTTTTCTCCAGGGTCGATAGCTCTTTCTCCAGTTCCATCTTCCGCTTGGCGACCTCTCTCATCTCAGCCGAAACTTCCACTTCAGTCATCTCTTTTCTCCTTTCCTTCAAGACTGCGTCTTTCCCGTCTTCCACACCAGTAGCCTGCCACACCCAGCCGAAGCTTTTGTTAGTTATTTTCTTCTTCTTCTTCTTCTTCTCCGTCTTCCAGCGCGGCTTCCTGTTCCTTTTCCTGCAACTTCCGCGCCCGCGCTTTGATCTTCTCCAGAAGCCCAACGGAATCCAACACCTTCTGTTCCGCATCCGAGAGCTCCCCGGCCAGGAACTTCCGAGCCGCCTCGTCCAGCTGACTCCCACCACCGCCGCCACCTTCGCCTCGGACGGTATATTCCCCCTTGCAAAAGGCTTCGAAGAGTTTATCCATCACCTCGAACCTTTCCCCAGCCGAATATCCCGCCTTGGCACTCTTGCTGGCGACTGCGTCTCGAAGTTTCTGTGCCATCCCATGTAGGGCAAACCGCGCGTGCAGTCCTTCCGGCACCTTATCCAGCCTGTAGGTCTTGGACTTCCCCCCGTCCTCAATCACCACCACGAGCTTTTCATCGTCCAACGTCACCTTCGCCCGTTTCACGTCTGCCATTTTCTCCTACCTTTCCGGAGGCCTTGCCTCCCAAGTCGGCTGGGCATGGCAGACTACTGGTATCTTCTCGCCGTCTGCATCCGTGGATGCTTAGCCCAAGCTTTCTCTCAGGCAATATGGCTTCGGGCGTTCCAACTTTGCCCGTTCAATTGTCAAAGACCGAATCTTGCAAAACCCGAGTTTACACGGTCGCCGGGTCCGACCGACCTTCATCTTTCAATACCAGTATACCACATTCCTGCCACACGCGTCTGCCCACCCACCCTCCACACATCCAACCATCCAAGGGGCACCCCCCGGAGCACCAGGCACCCCCCTCTGCGTGATAGATGACCTCCTTTTTCTCCACGAGAAGAATTTCAAAAGTGTCTTCTGGGAAAGATTGCGTGTGCCAGGAAAAGCGGCGAAATTTGAACCTTTGCCTGGGCACACCGCGCCATGTCACCTCGGAAAGGGTCGAGGATTCTCCCGTAAAAGCTCGCAAAAGTTTGTCAAGTACACTCAGGTTCTCCCGTAAAAGCACCTTTCGCAAAAGTTCTTTCTTCAGCCACACTGTCTCCTTGGAGGAGAAAGAGAAGTCTTAGAAGAGGCTTCGTTCCTTTTGTGTCGGCTAAACCCTTAACCAAAATATTTAAGTAAACTTTCTTTTTTCTATTGACACGCTTAAGCAAAAGTGCGAAATTGTACTAGACGATGTGAAAGGACTTACCCAGTGGACCTAGACGAACTGAAAGGAAAACTCGGCCTCCCAGATTCAATCTCTGTCTCTGAGATCAAGGCCCTTGCTGAGTCCGGCTACACCGTCCCGGAGATACAGTCCATTCTCTCCACGGAAGTCGAGCCGAGCAAAATCCAAACCTTAGTCGCGCGACTTGACTCCACCAAGGGCCTCATGGACGACTACCGCAAGGTCCAGGCTGACCAACTCACAGAGATCCAGATCCGCCTCCTTGCCGCCGTCACCGAGCAGAAGATCCACGACGCTCCTCTCCGCGACATCGTCGGAGCTTACAAGACCCTGAAGGAAAAAGAGCTCCTTATGAAGGGACAGCCCACTGAAATGATCGGCATTGTCGGATACCTTCGTGCACTCGATGCTGAGGAAAAAGGTCAGGAGATCGACGTAACTCCTCTCTCCAAGCCTGTATCTTCCACCCCAACAGGGCTACCAAACCTATGACCTCTCTTGACAGAAACGTCTTATCCCGCTTCCGCACTTGGCGGTACGACCCAGTCGCCTTCGTCCGGGACGTTGTAGACGTGGAGCCTTCGAACCAGCAGCTCGAAGGTCTCATCGCTGTCAGAGACGGAACATTCAAGGGACGGAAAATCTCAGTCCGATCCGGTCACGGGACTGGAAAAGACGCCTGGGTTTCCTGGCTTATCCTCTGGTTCATGGCCACCCGCGAAGACGCAAAGATCGCCTGCACCGCACCCACTGCTCGCCAGCTCCAAGACATCCTATGGTCCGAGCTAGGGAAGTGGATAAAGCGCTCCGAAGTCCGCGACCTCTTTGAAAAGCAAAAACAGAAGATGTTTTACAAGGGAGCCTCCGACACTTGGTGGTGCAGGACCATCTCCCCAGGTGTCTCCTCCAACCCAGAGGAACAGGCAGAAACCCTCGCTGGTCTCCACGGCGACCACTTCATGGTCATCGTCGACGAGGCCTCTGGTGTCCTCGACCCAGTCTACACAACCCTGGAAGGTGCCCTCACCCAGGAGGACAACTGGGCAATCCTCATCGGGAACATGACTAAAAACGTCGGCTACTTCTACGACACTCACTTCCACGTCGAGCACTCGAAGCAGTGGCAAAGACTCCATTGGGACTCCCGCAAGAGTTCCAACGTAAACCCATCTTACTGCGAATACATGAGGGTGAAGTATGGGGAAGACTCCAACGTCTACCGAATCCGTGTCTGTGGTGATCCGCCGCTTGAGGATGAAAAGACCCTTATCCCACTCGCCTGGTCCATGCAGTGCATCGGCAACGCCATCGAAGTCGCGGATGAAGAACCTCTTTACCTCGGCGTTGACGTTGCCCGCTTCGGAGACGACGCTTCGATAATCCTCCCACGCCAAGGCCTAATCGTCGATCCGTGGGAGACATTCCGAGGGATGAACACCATCTCCCTGGCCTCCCACGTCAAGCTCGCCTACGAAAGTCTCGAGGCAGAGGGCGCTGGTATAGACGAAATCGGTATCGGTGCTGGCGTCGTCGACTGGCTCCACAAGCACAACTTCCGAGACATCTTTGGCGTCAACGTAGCCCTTGCCGCTTCTGACCTCGCTAAATACGACCGCCTCCGGGACGAGCTTTGGCTCCGTGTCCGAGAGAAGTGTATGAAAGGCCTCTACTCTTTCCCTACAAAGCTCACCGTCGACGGAATCCCTATGGGGCAGGAGCTTGCAGAAGAACTCGCCGCTCCACGCTACGACTTCAACGCTCACGGAGGCTACAAGGTCGAAAGCAAAAAGGACATGAAGAAGCGTGGCGTAGCCTCCCCTAACATCGCCGACGCCCTTTGTCTCACAGAGTACTTCGAGAGCGTCGCATTTAAGATCTTCTCCCCAGAAGCCAAGGCACAGCGTCTTCGCCAGACAAGACGCAGACACTATGACTCCCAGGGGGTAGCGAATTCCGACGCTTGGATGGTACGGTAACGCCAGACAAAGATACAAAATTTGAACATATAGTTGACGAGGCCTCCAGATGCCCACACCAAAGACTCGAAAAAGATTCAACCTCTCAGAGGAAAAGCAAAAGGAAACAACTGACTTCCTCTGCAAATCCCTTGCTATCTGCGAGGGTTCTAGATCTGAATCTCTTTGGAGGACAGAGTCCGAGGAAGACTACCGCTTCTATGCCGGGGACCAAGACTCCGAGTTCGTCAAGGCTGAGCTCGCCAACCTCCGACGACCCTGCACCACCTGGAACGAAGTCAAGCCCAAGATCGACATCCTCGTCGGTATCGGCGCTCAGATGAAATCCGAGCCCACCCTTGTCCCTGTCGGCATGGAGGACGAAGCTCTCACGGAACTCTGCCAAGGTGTCCTAAAGCACTTCCGCCGAAAACTCTCCCTCCATCGCAGGGAGATCGAGTGCTTCACTCACATGGTAAAGAGTGGGCGCTCCTACCAGTACTACTACATCGACGCTACTAATCCATTCAAGCCAGCTATAAAGACCATGCGTCTCGATGGTCACGACTGTTTCAAGGATCCGAAGTCCACCGAGTACGACCTCTCCGACGCACGGTTCTTCTTCTTCCACAAGTGGCTCACTGAAGACGAGGCAAAGGTCTACTGGCCTGACATCCCTATCCAGGAGCTATCCAACTACTCCAACACTTTCAACGGTGTCAACCTTACCTTCTTCGACCTTCAAAGCGGCCTCGTCCGAGTCGTCGAGGGCTGGTACCGTAAGTTCGAGAAAGTCTTCTGGTTCATCAACCCACTCACCCAGAAAGAAGAGTGGCTTCGGGAAGAAGACTTCAAGACATACAACAAAGGACTGATGGAAGGAATCTCCCTCCCCAACGGGGAAACCCTCCAGCTTCCCAACGGTGTCCAGGCGTATGAAAGCTACAAGAACAATATATACTACGCTATCTTTTCCGGCGACAGGCTTCTCGAATACGGCATCTCCCCGTACCGCTTCGACTCTTTCCCGATAGTACAGTACGGAGCTTACCTCGATGACGTAAACAATCGCTGGTTCAGTGCAATCACCATGCAGAAGGACCCGCAGCGTGGCCTTAACACCATGCGCCGACAGCTCCAGCACCTCCTCCAGACCTCCCCACGTGGTATCCTTATGCACGAGGTCGGAGCAATCCTCAACGTCGAGGACTACGAGGAGCGCGGAGCGGACCCAACTTACCACATGGAGACTGCACAAGGCGCGGTATCTTCTGGGAAGATCAAGTTTTCTGATCAACCACAGATCTCTCCTATCTACCAGTACCTCGACGCCACAAACCAACAGGGTATGAAGGACGTAGCCGGAGTGCAAGATCCACTTCTTGGTATCCAAACGACCTCCAGAGAGCCTACTTCCTCCGTGTCTCTCAGACAAGAGAGCTCCATAGCAGTCCTTTATATCCTGTATATGAACTTTTCTGAGTCCCGTAGACTCAGTACTAAGATACTCTTAGGCTTGATCCAGCAATTCGTACCGGATGAAACTGTAATCCGGATCGAAGGGGAAAATGGGATGCAACTTATCTCCGTTAATACCCAGCTGAATCCACAGGTAGCCGGCTGGAATGACATTACCACTGGTGAGTTCGACATGGAGATAGACGAGGAGGCTGAAAACGTAACAACCCGCCTCGCGACTATGCGTATGTTGACTGACTTTGCGCTAAACAACCCAGGTGCTATCCCCGTTGATGTCCTCCTTGAATTTGCAAATATACCCTTCTCCGTAAAACAACGTGTGAAGGAGTACCAAATCCTTATGATGGAACGTGAGGATGCCCGCTTTGCGGCAGAGCTCGCTGTGAAATCCGCCTCGAAGCAAAACAACTCTAACAAAAAGGAGAACAAAGATGGCTGACCTGGATAACGAATTTGAAGAGGTTGAAACTGAAACCACAGATCCCATTGATCCGACGGAAATCCCTGGTGATGAGTTCCACCCGGAACCTGAAAAGGTCGAGGAGGAAGAAGAGCCTTCTGAGGAAAAGACCGAAGAACCTGCCGCCGAGGCCAAGGATGAAAAAGTAGAGGACAAGGTTGAGACTAAGGCTGAGGAAGAAAACGAAGTCCTCTCCCTACGCGCCCTCGTCCGCTCCCAGCACAAGGCTCTGCAGGAACTTCGCAACTCCGTTTCGAAGCACGAGAAGAGCCTTTCCGATAACAAGCTTCTCGATACTGCCGACCCTGACGAAGAAGGTAAAACTAAGAAACCTGACCAGTCCAACGCTCGCGTTGATCACCTCACCAATGTCCTTACTTACATGGAGCTTAACCCCAAGTACGAGGACGTTCGTGAAGTTGTCTCCCAAAAGAACTTCGATGAAACCGTGTATCTCCTCGCGAAGAACTACGTAGACGAGAAGGGTGGCGACATCATGGAGACAATCGACCAACTCGAACAGTACATCTGGTCTCAAGACAACCCGTACAAGCTCATGTACGACCGCATCAAGGACGTCCATCCAGCCTACAAGAAAGCCGCAGCGACTCCAGAGGAGATCCTGAGTGGCGGAAAGCCTAAGGCCGAAACGAAACCCAATGCGAAGAAACGCGAAACACCTGAAGCACCAGCATCACTCGGTGTCCTCCCTGCCGGTGACATCGGCTCCTCCGGCTGGACAGCGAAAGCAATCGACGATCTCCCTGAGGATAGACTCGGAGAGATCCCTGCGAAAATCTACAGTGCTTACCTACGCGGTGAGCTCAAGTAAGGAGACACTACCATGCCAGAGCCCAAAACACAATTTCTCACGAATGACGCCCTTACCCGGAAGAAGTGGGCGAAAGAGCTTTTTCGCGCAATGCTGCCGGAAGTCGAGTTCAACGACCTCATCGGCACCGACACCAACGCTCATGTCCAGCGCAAGCTCGACCTCGCCAAGGGCGAAGGTGACTCTGTAACCTTCGGTATCCGTCTGCCGCTCACCGGCGAGGGCGTTGTCGGAGACGACACTGTCGAAGGGAACGAAGAGAAGCTTCGCTTCCGGAACTTCAAGGCTACCATCCAGGAACTCAACCACGCAGTTGACACTGGTGGCAAGATGGAGCAGCAGCGCGTTCCGTACAACCTGGTCGAGGAAGGCAAGATGGCCCTGCAAGAGTGGTGGGGACAGAGGCTGTCCACCTATCTCTTCGCAGTCCTTTGCGGCAACACCGGCTTCCGCATCAACAGCAAAATCTTTGCTGATGTCCCCGAGGCCTTCGCAACCAACCGTATCCTCACTGTCAACGACACCGCTGAGGCCTCCCTCGGTGCCACCGACGTTGCCGACTTGACTTTCCTGGACCGGATGAAGCAGGCTGCGGAAATGCCGACTGACGCGAACACCTACAAGCTTCGCAAGAAAGGCAAGTTCTACCGCGTCATCCTTCACACCTACGTCTTCGATCAGCTCCGCACCAACCTGAACGCCGGTCAGTGGGGAGATCTCCAGCGCGCAGCGCAGAAGCTCGGTGTGGAGAACGTCGAGTTCGAGTACAACGGGATGCTCGTCTCGAAATCAGAGCGCATCTACTCCCCGTCCACTGGTGTCTACCGGAACATTCTCCTCGGGTCCCAGGCCGCTGTCATGGGTTGGGGTGGAGCCGGCGACTCCAAGTCCACCGTCATGTCTTTCGTCCCGTACACTCGTGACGCACTCCGCTACGTCATGATTCGCGGTGGAGGTATCCTCGGTATCAAGAAGGTCAAGTTTGACTCCGTCGAGTTCGGGATTATCGCCGGTTCCTCCTACGCCACGAAGCTGTCGTAATCCACGACCTGAAAGGAGGAGACTATGTTTAAGGAAAGACTTTCTGACAACTCGTTCCTCTACCGGAGCCAGATCTTCGCCGCCCCGGCAGACGGAACGCACAACGCCATCTTCGTACCGAGGAATGGCTTCGTCGAGGAGGTGTGGATTCACCGCGTCTCCCCAGCAGGCGGTACAACTGCTACGATCTCCGTCGGCTTTGTCGGCAACGGCGAAGAGGCAGATGTTGATGCCTTCTTGGACACCGCTGCAGCAGACGCTGACGGTACAGTCAAGGTTACCTCGTCCAAGAGCGATGGGCAGCCAGCTTCCGAAGGAAAGTGGTTCAACACCAAGTCCGGTGCGATCACCCTGACTGCCACTGCCGGCGGAGACGCTATGGGGACTTACGTCGTCATGGCTCGTATCACAGTAATCTCGTAACAATCTTTCAAGGAGATAAAGACCTATGGCTACCGCGACTATCAAAGACCTCCGCCGGAATGACCAGAGAGATAACACTCTGGCCAATCCGTTCTGGATCACGTCTTCCGAAATCACTCCCGAATGTGACGATAAGGGCGCTGTCCTCTTCTCGTTCCCGAACGCGAATGAACGCTTCATCATCCACAACGCTATCACTGAGGTCATCACTGCCTTTGCTGGTGGTACCCCAGCACTGGTAGTAGGCTCCGGGACCCTGGCTACCGATGCAGTTACCACTGGCGGAGACGTCACCATCGTCGACGCAGACGACTATTTCGCCGCTGCTGACATCACCGAGGGTACCATCGGCATCTACCCTGCCATCGCATCTGACCTCGGCGTCGCCATCCTCGCAAACACCATGCCGGCGACTGCGCGCGTTATCACCGGGGCAGCCACCACGGTCCCCTGCGTGTACGCATCCCTTACCAGCACCGACACGCTTACTGCTGGAAAGGCCCGCGTCCATCTCCTGGTGTCCCGCGTCCCGTAACAGTCATTGTTGCGAATTTTGAACATTTAACTTAACGGTGATGCCATGACACTGTCTGAACTCGAAGACGAGATTTTGATAACAGTAAAAGACAACAGCAGTTACGTTGTCGGGAACCTCCCGACGTTCATCAACGAAGCTATGGTTGCCATAACTGACGATGTCGAAATCCCGGAGCTTAAGTCAATCTCCAGTGTCACCACCGTTGTCGATCAGGCCTGGGTAAATATGCCGCCTGGTTTCGATGGTCGTCTTCTGTACGCGGGTAACGCTGAAGGGGAGATTTCCATAGAGCCAGGTGGGGTTCGAGAGCTTCTCCGTATTTACCCAGGCCTTGCTGAAGTAGGGAAAATTGAGTCAGTGGCTTTGGAAGGGACAGTCCTTTACTACCACAAGATTCCTGAAACACCGACGGCCATAACTGTGCTCCTGTACAGCCGTCCAACACCGTTGTCTCTCCAGAACCCAACTGTCCCAGCTTACATCCCGCTACATCTCCAGCGTGGTCTTATCGCACATAGGACTGCGGCTATAATCTTCGACAAGATCGAGGACGCACTTGAGGGAGAGAAGTCTAACATGCTCTCCCAACTCAGCATGTACGAGAAGTACAAAAACGACTTCCGCTCCCACGTCGCAAGTCGGCGCAGAAGCCACGCCAACAGCGTCTGGAGGACCTAATGGCTAAGCCAGTGGTCTTAATGCTAAACAAGGCCTTGGGACTTAACAACGTCTCCCCGCCTGAACGACTTCCGTTCGATCCTGAGACAGGTGTCGCCGCTTTCCAGGCATCTGTCAACGTCGAAGTGGAGATGACTGGCCTTACCAGAAGAATCCGTGGTTATACTAAAAGACGCGAAGAAGCCTCCCAAGACATCTTTGCAGCCGGTGGCGACTGCCTCCTTGTCTCTGTCTCTGCCCTCTACCGCTTCAACCCGGTGGACTTTAGCAGAACAGGCCTTCGATCAGGACTAACCCCTGGTCTGAAAATGCGCTACCTCCACGTCAACGACAGGATTTACTACAGCAACACCGCTGAAAATGGCTCCGTTCAAATCGGTGGTGCCAGCTACTCCTGGCTCCCAAGTGGAGATTACATTGGCCCTGAAACACTTCGTACCTACGAACCACCACCGCTGTTCAAGCACATGGAGCTGTACAACGGTAGAATCTACGGAGCTACAGTTGACAACGACATCTACGCTTCCGCGCCGAGGGCTTTTGCTTGGTTCAACAAAGCCGATGATGTTTTACCACTATCTCTTCAGGGACTGGCTGTACTTGGTATTGCAGCTGTTGACTCGGGCTTCTACGTCCTATCAGACAAAGGTATCTTCTACCTTCACGGGGAGGACATTCAGTCCCTAGCTATCAGGCAAGTATCTGACTCCCCAGCTAAGGAGGACTGCGTTGTAAAAACACTCGGTCAAAACATCCTTCGAGGAAAGTTTCAGCAGTACGGGAAAGTGGTTCTTGCGATGACGCAGTCTGGACTATGTGCCCTTGGAAACGATGGTGTCTTCGCGAACTTAACCTACGACAGCATCGAGCTTCCAAGGTGCTCAGGTATCTCCATGTCACTCCACAAAAACAGGCTTTATACACTACTTAAAAGGTAGGAGGATTCAATGGCACTTAAATATTCCACCGGCTTAGCCAACGCGATTGCTGGCGGCAGAGCCACAGTAAAGCACGCACTCACCGCCACGACGATCTCCTTCGGAGATGGAACTGGTACTGGCGGGCGAGATCAAATCCTCGACTCCGGGGATGGCCTCGGAGGATTTGCCATTGGCGACATGATCTCTGTCCTTGGCTCCACCTCCAACAACGTGGAGACGGAGGTCTTGTCCGTCGTTGCCGGAGCAATCGAAGTCGCTGCTGGTGTCCTTGCTGATGAGGCTGCCGGCGACCAGGTTATCCTTGCGACTGTCGAAGGCGGTGCGTCCATCCGGGACATCTTCAAGAACGGTGTAATGAAGATCTTCCCGTCCCCCAGGCCCGCGTCTGCGGATGACACTGAAGGTGTATCTCCACTCGTGACAATCTCCCTTGCCTCTGGGACGTACAACTCCACAACTGGCGAGAACGGACTCAGCCTTGGTGATCCAACCGGTGGTGCATCGGCGAAGGCTTCTGGTGAAATTTGGAGTGGTGTTGCGTCGGCTACTGGGACTGGTGTGTGGTTCAGGGTTTACCCACGCGGCGCTGCAGTTGAAGGTGCAAGCACCACTGTACTACGTTACGACGGCTCCGTTGGCGTCTCCGGCTCCGGTGCAGACGCAATCATGTCCTCGACTTCTATTGTCGCAGGTACCACCCAAACTGTCGACATCTTCACCTTTACTCAACCCAAGGGATAACAACAGGGGAGGTTCGTCCTCCCCTTTACTTTGGTGACCTATGGCACTGACGTTAAACTTTAGTGAAACTGATATACTAGCCCAGTTTACTGAACGCTATGGCGCTGATATTACCGACTGGTCCATTATCGCTGATGCAGGGGCCACTGGTGGTAGTGTTCTTCGTGGGGTTAGTGCTGCTGCTGGACACAAGCAGATTGTTTGGGAGCAGTGTGAAGGTCACCTTGACAGCATCATTAAAGTAAAATTTAAATACAATACTGTAGTAACTGGCTCTAACGTGTACAGCCTTACTTTATGGCTGCGTTCATCCGGCGATGATGTAAATAAGCTAGGTTATCGTATCTCTATCAGGGACACTCGAAAGTACCTTGACTTTACCAGATACGGTATGGCAGGTTTTGTTAACCTTAAAAATATCTCTATATCAACAATTCCTCTTTCAACCTGGTATATATTTGAAGCAGCTGTAAATTCAAATATTGCTGGTACAGTAGACCTTTTTGCTAGGGTTTACCCTGACGGTGGTACTGTACCAGCTTGGCAAACATACACAGACACCAATAGTACCAAGATTACAACACCCGGCTGGTTCGGTATCGGTACAGGTTATGACAATGGTACTGTCGTTGACTTCGATACACTGACTACAATATCTGACAGGACTATCAATGTAGCAGTTTCTGGTATTCTTGGACAGGCAGCAGCGGTCGCGGAGTTCTCTACGCAAGTATATGCCACTGGTATTCAAGGTACATTGTCGTCTCTTATAAACACAGGACATATTGTTGCTTGCGAAGGCATCTTAGGTGAAACTGATACCTTTATAAGAAACGACGCAATAAATGTCTCGAGTAAAGGTATCCTTGGTAAAGCATTTGTTCTTACAGGGTCAGCTGCCATACCACAAGGGTTACTTGGACAAGTCTCAGCTACAATCATGCCGGAGTATCATGTCTCCATCTCCAGCAAAGGATTGACAGGGTCAGTTGAAGCAAGGTTTGGCTCCGCCATCCGTGTCAGCGGTTTCACTGGTGTTGTTCAGGCAGACATATCCTCCAACAATGTTCTGTATTTTACTCAGCGCGGAATGGTTGGTACCGTTTCCGCAGATATCAAGTCATCCACAGCAACAAGGTTAACAGCCATTGGTGTTGTCGGGCAGGTGACAGCGGTTATCAACAATGGTCTTAACGTAAACGTATCTTCCAGTGGACTCAATGGACGTGTATCCGCATTTATTATAGACCTGACCCCAATAACAGTCAACATTTCTGGGATACTCGGGAGAACCTCCGCGTCCATTATCCCAGACATCGTGTCAAATTTTGACGATATAACTGGTACCATCGGCACAGTATCAGCGAAGATCTCCAACGGAGACTTCGAGGACTACGTTATGAGGTATATTCGATGAGTACGCTGGGTTTAATAATAGATGTTACATCGGCTCTCTGTGGTCAGATTACAGATCACGACTTTAACGCCATAACTGAGATCAACGGAAATCTCTTCGGAACTAACGAACTCGGGGTATTCCAGCTTGACGACGGAGATAAGTTTAACGGTGCAGACATAGCTGCGTTCTTCGAGCTCGTCAAAACAGACATCAGTCTGTCCCATGACAAGCACATAAGGAACCTCTTTGTTGGTATGTCTGGAGCAGGTGCAGTCAACTTCTACGTCGCCTTTGACGATGGGGATTTCACTCTCCTCCGCCACGACGTGTCAAAGCCAGGATACCACAACGCCAGAGTTGTAGGTAACATGGAGGACTTTGGAAGGTACTTTACCTTAAAGGTCGCAAACCACGCAGGGGCAGACTTCTCCATAAGCTCCATTGAACTCCTCCCAATCCTCATGAACCGTAGGGATCGGTAATGACTGAGCGAGACTGGAATGATAGACCTCTTGGTCCTTATGATAGGAAGACTCCTCTTCTTACCAAAGTCATTCTCAGTGGGGATAAAGACAAAGCAAGGACACTTGCCACTACAGTAGGGAAGAATGAAATACTAAAACTACGTAATTTAATGACTTTCCAAAAACTTGCTATAGCTAATCATAAGGTTACGCTTACCGACAATTCAACTGTTTATGTTGCATCTAATAATGGTGTTGAGGTAATTAATGTCTTTGTACCATACATGTCTAGCACCACGAATAAATACAAAGAGCACACACGCTTGGTAAAGGAGTGTATTCCATTTGTAGAGACAATTAACGGAGTAGTGCTTTTTGCGCCGGTAAGTGATTGTCCAGATTTCTCTAAGCCGACAGCCATCTACAAACCAATGGGGTTTGACAGGTTCCCTTTCGCGATATCTGCTTCCGGGGAGTATCTGGCTATAGATGATTACGTTTATGAAGACGATCCAAAAGCTGCACTACCGTCTGGAGCTACATTTATTGGGTACCTCCCACCTGATGTGAGACAAGTCTTAACCAAATCACCAACAGAAAAAATCGAGGTTGTGTGGCGTACACCTCGCTGGGAGGCAAGTGACGGAAAGTTTGATCCCTCCTTTTATGATGACATCAACGAGCAAATTGTTACACAACTTACGAAAAGAAAACCTTATTACGTAGACGCATCATTTCAGCACAACTCGATTTTCACTCCACCTGCTCCAGAAGGAGGTTATGAAGCACCATACTATGAGTACAACTCGGATACTGGTGAGCTAGTTGTTTTTGCTCGGTCACCAGCAGGTAGCAAGGTGGCTATCTTTGACTCCAGGATGCATGATATATACGAGTATAACTACATTACGGAATGGGTACTTATTGGTTATCCATATGAACCTATTTTCGATTATCCATATCCAGGAAGCACCCCATATACTTGGAATACTAATTTGATCTATGAGAATTTAGTCGCTCCAATAGATCGTGCTATAGGGTGGGTGAACCAGGATAAAACATCCGAGGCTATTGCTTTCTATTCTACCGACCCCAACCGAACCGTGACTAAAACGCTGACACAACTGAACCTGCCTTGTGAGTTGTTAACCTACAACCGTGGATTGATAACAAGCATTGCTACTGCAGCAGACAGAACAGTTTTATTTGAAGCGTCATCTATGGTTCGTAAGTATCCTGGTGCCGCTGTGGGTTGCGCTCGATTTGGTACCGATGTTTATCTGGTTGGTTTCTCGGAGACAGAAACCCGTGCCACCAGGTATGACTTGAATCAGGAACTACTCAACGGGGTGGTGTTGACAGAAGACCCATATTTGTATATTACCGTAGGGCTTTTGGAAAAGATTACAGAGCATTCAATTATAGAAGAAGTGTAAAGTCTGGAGACAGCGATGGCAACTACTGTAACATTTGGAACAGGCTCCGCAGCGATGTCTAAGGCTGAGCAGATCATTGAGATGGCGGCTGGTATGTCTAGCCAGTTTGCATCCAGTGCTCAGACCCTTATATCGGAGTTGACTGAAGAGGCTAATCTCACTGTGCCCTCTATTGAGGTCCCTGGTCAGTTGTCACTGGACGCAGTGAACAAGGAGTATATTGCTGCTCCACAGACACTGTCTTGGGAAACCTTTAATGACCAGCTTCTTGACATCAACTACGTCAATCAACTGTTACAGCTCCAGAATCCAACCTTTGAAACTGTTGCAGTCCCAGACTTTACAGAACTTCCTCCGGTGCTATCTTTCCCGGAGAGGCCATCTGATGTTTGGCCGGAGTTCACAGCAACCGAGCCGAATATTGACGACGTTGTGGTACCTGACGCACCGGACTTTGTTTTGCCTCCTGCCCCGGAGTTTGACGCTGAAGTGCAGCTGCCGATTCTACCAACTGTGCAAGAGATACCACTTGGTGCAGATGCTCCAGTGTTTGACCTCGAGCCTCCTGGGACTGTGTTCATCTGGAATGAGGAGCAGTATAGAAGTGACCTCCTTACCGCGACCATCCAGAAGCTACAGACCGACATCGAGAATGGTGGGACTGGACTGAGTCAAGAAGTCGAGGATGCAATTATCGCGAGGACAAAGGCTCGTAACCAGCTGTCTAACCAGAAGCTCGTTGATGACGTAGATGGTTACTATAGTGCAAGGGGATGGAATATCCCTCACGGTCCACACGCTGCGGCTATACGACAGATCCTTATCGAGATCAAGCGTGCTGAAGATCTCCTCGCAAACGAGGTCATGATTAAGAGCTTCGACCTTGCGCAGGAGAACACAAAATTCACTGTTACCTCCGTGATAAACCTGGAAAAGAATCTTCTGGATTACACGAGTCAGGTAGCACAGCGTAGTTTTGAAGCCGCAAAGTATACTGCGGAGTATGCAGTTATTGTCTTCAATGCACTGGTTAAGAAACTCGAGTTTGAGCTTGAAACGTACAAGACAACTTGGAGTGTCTTCGAAACACGGACCAGGGCAGAGCTTGTAAAGCTTGAAAATTACAAGGCGCAAATTGAAGGTGCCACGCTTGGGCTGGAAGCAAAGAAGACCTTGGTCTCAATCTACAGTGCGAGACTGTCCTCGATAACCAGTCTTCTGGACATCTTCAAAACACAGTTGCAGGGTACTGAGCTTAAGGCTAATATCAGTGCTAAAAAGCTGGAAGTGTTCCGTGCTAGGATTGAGGCTTTCACGGCTGAGGTCGGCGCGAAGACTTCAGAGTATAACGCCTATGCCGCTTGTGTAGCTG